AAAATCTTAGCATAGGAAATAATGGATTAAAATTTTATATTGATATTTATTATAAAAATAATGAATTAGGACTCCTTTTTTGTAAAAAATTAATTGATAAAGATGAATAAATTTATTTTTTGTTTATTCTATAATTCAAAGCTTTCTATTTCCTCATCATTTAATAATATGATTTTTTGTTCTTCTAGATTCAATTCTTCTATCGTTTCTATTAAATATAAAGAACAAAAATGTTCTCTCGAATCAGGTATTTGAACTAAATGAGGATAATAGAAATATGATTTATAAGCTGGTTCCTTATAATTAATAATTTTAAACCATTTTTGTTTTTTAGTCTTCCATATATATAATGGCTTTATATATATACCATACGTTCCTGTCTCATAATTATATTTTTCAGATTCGATTTTTCCGATAAATTTTGTTTTAATTTTATTTATTTCAATCGTTATATCATTTTTTAAATAATACATTCCTGTATATTTAATAATTTTTTCATCGCTAATATCAAGTATATCATTATTTTCTTTTATTAACAAACGTTTATTATTATTTACAATAATATTCATTCTATTCTATATATAATATATATTTTATATTTTATATATACAATATCACACACATATTAAGGTTATAAAAATTTTATAAATTATTAATATTTTATAAATCGATGAATATTTAAAAAAGTTGTTGTTGAGTAACTAGTTCTTGTGCCATCATACCTAAAATACCAACCATTGCCAATCTTCCATTATTTAATTCCTTATCCATCTTATCTCCTAACGATGCTTCATTAACTCCAAAAGTTAATCCGAAATCACCAGGTTGATAGTCTTCTTTTAACCTAAAAAGCTTAACACTAGGATTTTCCCAACCGCGAATCATAGAAGAAAATTCACCTATAAACATAAAAGAAAGACCTAATCCAACAAACTCTGGATGATCTTGAAAAAAATGAATTCCTAGATTATCAGAAAATTGCTCGGACAAAGGCAATAAAATAGCAGCAAGCATTGCAAGTCTTCCGTGTTTAAGCTCAGCTTCACGCATAAAAGCAGGTTGAACACCCTTTGCAACAACAGATTGATCAAATAAATCTATATTTTCAAGTGGTGCAGTAGGTTTACGAATGATAGGTTTATTTGGTAAGTTAAATGCTGAGACAGATGACAAAAGAAAAGAGAATGTGAAAAATAAAGCAAACATTATTATATATACCTATAAGCTAACATTTTTAAGTAGTTTAAAATATATATTTTTTAAATAAAATATTTCTTCTTATTAACCCAAAAAAGAATTTAATTTATCCCTTATATATTTTTGTTGGTATTCTGATGAAAAATAATTCATTGCAAATTCATATGCATTATTTGCGATTTTTTCCGCTTCTGTATCGTTTTCTTTTACCCAATCTATTTTTTCAATTAAATTACTTAAATCATATTCAATTGGTATATAATGAACATTTGGAATAATGAATTCTGAAAACCAACATTTCGCATTTGAAATTAAAAATGGAATACAACCTGATGCAAAACCATACATATGATTAGAAGCAATACAATTTCCATCTACAATAAAAAATATTTTATTTTTTAAAAATTCATCAAACGAAATTCGATTTGCAAAATATTTTTCAGCAATATTTTTATTTTCACTCCACCATCTTGAAAGCCGAACATCTGTATCTGTTTGATAATCATATATTTTTTTAACGAAATTAATTCTCAAAGATTCCGAACCACCTACTCCTGAACATCCTCCTCTCCAACATAAACCAGAAGATTTTTTTTCCCAAGGGATATAACTATTCTTCTCTCTATTAAAATAAGATTGTATTCCTTTTTCAAAAAAACCATCATCGAGTGGTAAATATAAATAATTTATTCCTTCTTCTTCGTCTATTTGACATAATACACCTAATATAAATGTTTTGTTTTTATTTTTAGCTTGTTCCAAGAATGGCTCAATTTGTTCTCTCCAATTTACATCATGATAATGTTGATCCTTTTTACTATTTATGTTACCATCACTTTTTGGAATAACTAAAATGGTATTTTGTTTCTCTTTTTCTTTTAAACAAGAAGAGATATATTTTATTAAAGCACCATTTACTTCAACTTTTGAAAATAACCCATCCCATAATACATTTCCATAAATGCTGTTATGCACTAATTCACCATCTTCAAATACTAAACAATTCTTCATGTATGGATTAATCTATTATTTTTATATTATTTATTTAAATTACAATTATTTGTTAACAACTATTTTTATTTTTATTACCATTTATTTGTTTTTTTTACATTAATTTTAGGACCTTGACCTCTTTTTTTAACATTATTTGGATCATATTTATCATCTTCTTCATCTGATTTATAATCTTTAGATAAATCCCAAAATTCTTTTGATCCCAATTTAAAATCATTATGATTATCAGCTTTATACCAAAATACTTGATCTTGTAATTTATTTGATTTTGAATTATTGTTAATAACTAAACATTCATAATTTTCAGTGCATTGATCCATTACTTGAGAGAAAGATTCAAAAGTAGGAAACATACCTGCATAATTTTCATAAATACGTTTTCTATTAGCTATATAAGGTTCTCTTAAAATAAAGACATAATCAATATTTGTTCTTAGAGTTGGTGGAACACCTAATGGATATTGCATTGTAATAATTAACATAATTTTCCAATGTCTACCATTCATAAATAATAAACGCATCATTTTATCACGAGACCACGTATTATCATATAAACAATCATCTAGTATTACAAAAGCTCTTGCATCTATTGTGCTTCGTTTAAATGTTTCCATTTCCTTTTTAATTTGTTTTAAAACCGTTTTTTGTCTTTTTAATATATTTTCAATAATAGCAGTATTGTATTCATTATGAATAAATAATTTTGGAACCATTTTACCATAAAATCCGTTTCCTTCCTCTGTTCCTGAAATAACTGTTCCGATTGGAATTTCTTGATGGTAATATAATAAATCTCTTACTAAAAAACTCTTTCCAGTATCACGTCTCCCAATTAATACTACCACAGGTCCTTTTGCTTCATTCGCTTTAAAACTTATATTCCTCATATTGAATTTTTTTAATTCTAACGACATATATATTTTAATAAATAAAATTTTATTCAATATAACGCAATTAATAAGTTAAAACTACACATAATTTATATTTTAATTAGCTAATAATGATAAATGTAAATTATCAAAAAAGAAAGAATCAAGAACTTTTTAAATGTTTAGAAAAACAAGAAACATTATTTCTCTCTAATATTCAAAATTATAATCCAATATATAAGAGATTTTTTTCTTTAAATGATACAAATTTTAATAGTATTAATTTAAATAATACATTGTATATTTCTTCTCTTAAAGAAAGTATTTGTGAAAATAACATGATTTTTGTTTGTAATATAAAAAACATTCATTCTCAAAAAACCAAAGAAAAAAAAGTTTTTTTTAAAATGGCTCCATTATTAGATCCATATAAATATTTAATTGGCAAATATGATATTAATGATGAAAAATTATTTCAATTACCTTCTCTTAATTCAACCAATGAAAATACAAATAAAAAATTTATTGATTATAATAATTCTGCCTATGTAGATGGGTTTTTTATATTTTTATCAAGTAATTTAATTCATACTTATCAATTTTCACATGGAGTAGATTTTTATGGTTCATTTTTATCTATTAAAAATGATTACCAAATTAATGTTTTTGATGACATAGAATATATTACAAATTCTGATTTTTTTAATAAAAATAAAAATATTTTATATAAAATTGATGATTATGATCATATCTTAGAAAATAATAATTCCAAGTTAAAACCTATCAATATTAATCATAATTTAAGTATGAAATCAGCTATTTCATTAGAATCATTAAAAGAGGATATATATAACAATGTTTTTGATAAAAATGATTTTATAGATAATTCGAATAAGATAGAATTAATGGAGGTAACAAATGATTTTTTTAATGAAAAAATACTTAATAATTCAAATTATTTATTATACAATAATATAACTAGTGTAAAGTCCAATTCGACTTGTTCATCTCGCGCATCTTATACATCGAGTGAAGATAATAATGATAATGATGATGATAATAATGATAATAATAATAATGATAATGATAATAATGATGATGATTATAATAACAATGGTTGTAATGAATGTAATAATCAAGACAGTGAAAATAATACATTATTAAAAGAAGAAGAAACAGATTCTCATGATATTGATAATATCAACGAAGAGATGGAAGATGATTGGGAAGATATAGAAAGTAGTGAAAATGATTTAGAAGAAGAAATTAATGTGACAATACCTAAATTTCCAGTTCAAGTAATTTGTATGGAAAACTGTGAAAATACATTAGATGATTTAATATTAAATAATGATCTTACTACAGAAGAATGGTATTCCATTTTTATGCAGATTATTATGATTTTAATTACTTATCAAAAAGCATTTGCTTTTACTCATAATGATTTGCATACTAATAATGTAATGTATAATACAACTAATAAAAAATATATTTATTATTTATACAATAAAACATATTATAAAGTTCCTACGTTTGGAAAAATATTTAAAATTATTGATTTTGGAAGAAGTATTTATAAATTTAATGGAAAATTATTTTGCAGTGATAGTTTTCAAAATGGAGAGGATGCTGCAACCCAATATAATACGGAACCATATTTTAACGATAAAAAAGCAAGATTAGAACCTAATTATAGTTTTGATTTATGCAGATTAGCTTGTTCTATTTTTGATTATTTAATCGAGGATTTATCTGAAATACCAAATTATATTAAAACAGACCCTATCAAAAAATTAATTTATGAATGGTGTTTAGATGATAATGGTATCAATATTTTATACAAAAATAATGGAGCAGATAGATATCCAGATTTTAAATTATATAAAATGATTGCAAGAATTGTTCATCAACATACTCCACAAGCACAATTAGAGAGAAAAGATTTTAAATCTTTTTATATACAAAAAGAAGTATTCTTGAAAGATACAAAAACAAATGATCTCATTGATATTGATGCAATTCCGTCATTTATTTAAATAGAATGTAATCTTTAACCCTACCATAATTCATTATAAATTAATTATTATAATTTTAAATAATAATTAATAATTCTTCAATAAGTATTTGAATATTTTAAAAACCTGGGTTATCTACAAACACAGCTGGAGTATTAATAACTTGGCCTCCTACTTGTAAAACAGGTTTCAATTGTTCTAAAATAAAGTAACCTGAGATGACACAAAAATAAACAATCAACGAATCTCTCACTAATAATTTAAATGGTTTATTTTCCTTCTCAATAAATCTCATTTCAATAAATTTAGCTATAAAAAATACAATGGCAATTACTCCTGCTTTTAAAAAAATATTATCCATTTAAAATAATGTAGAATTATCTTCTCTTTTTTTTAACGAATAAAATGTAAAATATAAAATATAAAATATAAAAAGTAAAGAATAAAAAATAAAAACCTTATTCTAATATTTCAATATCATCAATTAATAAATCTGGTAATAAATTAATATCTGGTTCGATAATATTATGAATATCTAATCCATTTAATTCTACATGTTGATCTGAAATATTTAATTTAACATTATCATCGTCATCCTCTGATTCTAATTTTCTCTTAAAATTTTTCTGTTCACTAATTTCTTCTAAATGTTCAATTGTTTTTGGCACTTGAACTTTAATTTCATTATTATCTTCATCTTTAATATAATCAGTATCATTAAAGGACAATTTACTATTTTTATTGGAATAATCAGAAATAATAGTATCTTCACTATATTTTACATTATCATGTTTTTCTTCAAATGATTCAGTAGGTGTTATAGTTGAATCTTCTATTATTTGTTCTTTAATTTCTTCTACCACATTTTCTTCTATAGTTTCATCCATATAGGCTTTTAATATAGCCTCTACTGGAATACTTTCTCTCAATGTATTTAAAATACATTCTTGAACAATGATTTCTATTTCTCTATTATGTTTTTGAATATTTAAAGGAGCAATTCCTTTTTCAAATAAATAAACATTTTGATATAATACTCTTGCTGCATTAATATATATCTTATGAATAAAATCATCCAACTTGGGTATATTTATATCTATTTTTTTTTGTTTTTGTCCAACTCTCATGGCAGTTAAGATCTTCAATTGAATTATGTGAACACATGTAACTAAATCTTCTAAATAATTACATCCACTTTTTTCTATAATTCTTAGTCTTTCTTGTTCAATAATAGTTGGATTCCATTTTGGTATTCTACAAATAAAATTTTGATAAGTCATAAGATACTTTTCTAACTCGTTATTTTCTTTACATAATTTGTATGCTTCATCTAAAATAGACCTAAAACCATCAATAATGAATGGTGTTAAGATTGTAATTAATCTAGCACCCCATTCATTCTTTGACTCATGTAAACTTGACATATTAAAATCATCCATTTTACATAAAGGTAATATTTTCTAAAGATAATTCTGAACTTAAAAAAACAAAATTTAATATAAATAGTATCAAGATTTTTTCATTTCTGAATTCTTTTCTTACTTTATGAAATGCAATTAATAATTCGTATCTTTTAGGATCTGTCAAATGAAATTCACTGGTTTTTTGATTTTCAAGTAAAAATAATATATCATTACCACTATATCCTTTTTCATATAATTTATTTGAAAATAATAATAAATCTTGAAGTTTGATAGCGGAAGTAACTTTTTTTAATATTTCTTTTTTTAACCATTCTTGACGATAATTTTTTATTTCTTTCGTTTTAAAAACGTCATTTAAATTATATTTATATAAATTTACAAAATTATTATTTAATTTTATATCTGATACATATATTTCACAAAATCTGGATAAAATTGGTTTTAATAATTTATATTTATCTTCTATAATTATAAAAAACCTTGTATTATGACTAAAAAGTTCAATACATCTCCTCAAAGCTGATTGAGCGTCCATTGTTAGTTTATCTGCATTTAACATAACAATACTTTTGAATACATCCCCACCATGAGAGTTTATATGTGTTTTAGCGAAAAATTTTAATTCATCTCTTATGAATTTTATACCTTTCCCATGAGCACAATTGACATACATTACCAAGGTTTTTATTTTTTCTCTGTCATTATTGTAAATAGTATTTATAAATTCATGAACAATAGTGCGTTTACCACTCCCTGTGGGACCATGAAAAATAATATTAGGAATCTTATGAATAGAATGAAAATAATTTAATTTTTCTTTAATGGAATTATGAATATTTAATATCATGAATAAACTTATTAATATATTAAAAGTGTTTTTATATTTTAAAATAACGTAATTAATAAAAAAATGAATGATTTTATTATTAATTGGATTATTTTAAAATAGTATGGAATCTTTGATTGTTAACGAATTAAATAATTTAAATAATAATATCATAAAAAATGATATTATTATACAAGATAAAGATAAAGATAAAGATACATTTAATTTTCCTATAAAAAATCAGAGTCAACATCATGGCTTTTATTTTGAAAATGAAATCAAAAGTAAAGTTTTTCATTTAAACCCAAATGTCAATGATACCAAAAAACATGATATTGAATGCTCAGAAAATATATTAAACCCAAATGAAAATATATCCATTAAGCTTACTTCAGGATTAAATATCGATTGTGGTGATATAATACGATTTTATTCCTATGATTTTCAATATAAAAATACAATTATTGTAGGATTTTATAATCAAGTAAATGAAAATGAAAAAAAAATATATCAAGTCATGGAAATTGATTATAATGAAAAGTTTCATAATATTTTATTCGGAAATATTACTTTGGCTGAAATCAAGGAATATGTGGATATAATAAAAAGTATACCTCCTGGCAAAATAAATAAAACAGATAAAAAGTATTTAGTTTTAAAAAAAGAATTACAAAACAAATATAATATGTATATTAACATATCTCCCAAAGTTGATAGTAAAAATCAAAGAAGAGTTCAATGTTCTATACCAAAAATAAAAGATTTATTAAAGAGATATCCTGAATTTATTACTTATAATTATTCATCTTACCCATTAGTTATTCGAAATGTTATTATTAATGAAAATATTCAATCTTATCGTCGTTTAAGAAAGAAGAACATTAAATTGTAAAACTACTTCAGGTTTGGATATAGATTTTGGACCAACCGTATTATTAAAATCAAAATGTAATTTTTCCAATTGTTTTATGTTTTCTTCAATCGTATTTTTAATAAATTTAATAAAATAATGAGATTGTTCACTTTTATCTATTATATTAATATCAATTTTTCCAGCATTAACTCCCACTCGTCTAAACGATATATCTGGAGTTTCATATTTTTTTACAAATTTAAAATGTATAGGTATTTCTTTTTCAATGATATTTCTTTTAATATCTTTTTTTTCCCATATTTGGAATATACAAGGAACATCATGTTCTTTTTCATTCACTAAAAAAGCATTTACTGGTAAATCTATTTCTAAAATATTATGAAAATTCATTGGTATTTTATTTTTTAAACTTTCTTTTTTAAAACTCTTTGGTAAAATAAAAGAAATGGTATCACAAAATTCACATGATTTTTTAATAAATTTTATAGCTAAAGAGGATTGTCTACCAAAAGGAGGATTACCTAAAATATGAATTTTTTTATCTTTATAAGTTTTTTTTATACTTTCAGTATTTATTTCTAAATAATCTTGAGTTATAATTTCTGAATTTTCAGGAGATATATCATAAAATAAATAATTATTTGTTAATGACTTAATCGAATGAATAAATGAACCATTCCCTGCACTTGGTTCAATAATGACACAATTATTATCAATTAGTATGTATTGTTTAAATAAATAAATACAAATTTCAACTATATTCTTTTTTGTGTAAAATTTATCTAATATAATTCTTTTTAAACCTTTATCTTGGTTATTCATGCATTAATATTATAGATGATTAATATTAAATTAAAATCAATTTTATTATTTTTTATTTTATTATTTAAACTGCACTAGTTAAACTATGTGTATATGGGTTGCTTTTGAATGCAGACAAAATAGATGGTTCAATACGATCACAATTAGCACATTCATTATAATACTGTGGAGCATTGATTTTACCATAGTTATTCACAGATGGTGGCATGGATACAACTGATGATGGTGTAGCAATTCTATTATTATATCTATCTGAATCAGATCTAGCAATATTAACATTCATTTGTTGATTAAATATTTGAGTTCCTCCTTGATTAGGTCGATTCATTATAGTTTGAGATTTAATATCATTATTTGTCTGTCTATAAGCTGCATCATAAACCATTGGAGCTTCCGAATTTGTTGCGTTTCCAAAAGTTGAACAACTTGATGTATCACGTTGGGTTAAATCAGTTGGTTTATAATTATTAACATAAATTCCTTCTTTTTGGTTATTAATATGAAAATTTGGCGAATATAATGTTGTTTCTTTCACAGTTGTAGGAACGACATCTCCTGCATTTAAAACATAACTACTTGGAACAGAGGTTCCTAAATCACCATAAACTCGGTAATTCTGAACCGTTTCTTCCTTTCTAGATGGTCTAAATATATCCATTAATGGAGCAATAACGGCTCCAATCGCTCCGCTAAATCCACTTCGATAAGTATCAGGTTGATTTACAGTGGATCGATGATTATTATAATTAGTATGACTTCGAAAAGCATTTTCCATATCAGTGCTTGGTCCTCTACCAACTGCAGTTGATTGTGGAACATCACATGTCATTGTTTCTTGACGCTTGGATTTTTCAAACTCGGATGGAGCATATCCTGATTTATGTTCGGCGGATCCAGCTGGACCTGTATAATCAGACAAAATATCATTTCTTTTAATAATTCCTAATTCTTGAATAGATCGTAAGGTTTCTCCTTTTTCTAATCCAGTAGTTGTTAGCCATCTATCTTGAGTATTAATAAAAAAAGTATCTGGATTTTGTTTTTCAACTCTTCCAATTAATCCTAGATTTTTAATTTGAGCATTTGCAGGTCCTTCATGATTAATTAATTCGTATTCTAATTTTGGATTTGTATCGACTCGTAGTTGATCTACAGTCTTTGGCAACCACTTATCTCTTGCTTCCATACCGGAATTAAATCCACCGCTTCCACAAGTAGAATATCCTTGATTTAATCCAGGACCTACATATTCTGTTGCAAAAGGTTTCACATTATTATTTCTAATTCCAGGATTTACTCTTGATTGATAAAAGTCACTTTGATTTGGCATACCATAGGACCATTGAATATTATCTTCTGGTTTGAATAAAGGAGCTTGTTCTATTTTTTTAATCACTTGTGATCCTGATCCTGATAAATTATCTAATATATTTTCTGCCATATCCATATTATATGTATAACTTTTGACTTTACCTCCATTAAATGGCACCATATTATTGTGTTTAAATTGACTTGAGTTTAAATAATCTCCAGTTAATGAATAAATATTTTGAATATTATTGGAAATAGGTAAACCTTTTATTTCTCTATTTTCATAAACATTTTGATCAAAATATTTATCAGTTGCAATATTTGGGTTAGGATATTCTTGCACTGTATCAACTAGTTGGTGAACATTAGTAACAGGATAATTTTGAACAGGTGGATTCACACTGGGTAAATAATTTGGTTGTTTTCCCATATTGGTATAAGATTCATTTAGTTGATTTTTATTTTTTTTATCACATGATCTAGATGGCTGATTGGATATTACATACATTCCTCCTAATGCGATTAAAGGTATAGCTAATTCCATAATATATATATAAAGTATTATATTTTTATATTGCACTGTTAACACTTGGAATATTTCTTTTTATTTTTATAATTGAAAAAAAGAAATGAACTAAATTATTAAATTATAAAAATAAAATTAATAATATGATTATTATTTATCTTATATAGAAGATATAGTTAAACATGAATTATTTTGATTACAAATATTTGGACCTCCAACATAAGAACCATTGATTCTATTCGTTGGTAATTTGTTATTTGATTTATCTGGATACAAACAAATATTTTTTGGAGTAAAATAATCCTTTTCTAAAATTCTAGTATTTAAGTTATTCAAAAAAGGAAGACATGTATTTTCTTGTGGGTTAAATGGTGGATAATACCAATCAACTTGTTCTAAATCACGTGCAGTCCAAGCAGGCATGATACTTCTAGATTGTTCCGTAAATAAATTATTACAAGTTGGATAAGAGATTGCATGATTGGGAACATTATATTTTTGATAATTATCTTTTCCTAAACAATCTCTACTGATGTTTCTATTTACACCTAGAAGATCACTTTCTAAATTAATGGTATTTGTTCTTAGATTGGCTCCCCATTTTTGAATTATAATTTGAGGATCTTCAATGTAACAAGGTTCAGAACCATTGCCTGGAACATTAAGAATCCATCTTCCTGGATCAGTAGATTGTTGTAATTGTTTTTTAGTTCTACAATTATCATATTTAAATCTTGTAAATGCCATTTTCTTATAATTATATAAAAGATTTTATAAATAAAATTGAAATAATATATTAATGTTTATAATATTTCAAACAACAAATATGTATCTATCTCTAGTTAAACTTTTCATTTTTAAATTCATATTGACTAACTATTTATGTTTAGCTTTTATAAATAATCGTATATCTAGATTTATAATGAAATATCAAAATACTCATTTAATGAAAACATGTTTTCCAGATGATGAAGAAAATATGAAGAAAAAGGTTCGTGATTTAATGATAGAAAATTGGAGTTTACATAATAATTCTTTTGAATATGAATCTAATAATCCTATATACACCTTATTGTGGTATGATTGCGATGAATGTAAAGAATTATTAGAAAATATGATAAAATTACAATTATCTACGAATTATATCAATGGAGATAATAATTTATTTGATTATTCCAAAGTTGATTTTGCTGAAATAAAACCCTTATTATATAAGGATTCAGAATTTGTTGGAGATAATTTATTTGATATTTATGAAGAAATTTATAATAATTAATATTTATAATACTATTAACTTAAAAATAAAATATATATAATATTAAATGATAAGTGCTATTGTTAACGAACATATTTTTGAAAATTGGATACCTTATTTATCTGAGGAAGATTATGAAAATTTACTTTTTTTTATTAGAAATGTTAAAAATGATAAAGTAAATGATAAAATATTAATTTTATCTGGTAATATAGGTAGAAATGGGAAATCCACTTTAATAAATGAAATACAAGAATATATTGGAAAAGAATATTTTTTAGATACATTACATTTACAAAATCAGCATCAAATGAATCCCCAAGATTTTTTGAATTCCAAATTGGTTTATATATGTGGAATAGATTCTTGGAATAAAAAAAAAGACATATTACTTTTGAACAAAATATTAAATAATAAACAATCGATTATTACAGATACGAATTCATTATCAAAAGCTGATCCTTTTATATTAGAAAATGCTATTATTATTCATATGAATCATATATTTTGATAACTAATCATTAAAATGAAATTATGAATTTGTAATTATAAATGGTAATATAATTATATTTATTTATATTTAAAAATATAATATTTTAGATAAATATAAAATGATTAAAATATTAAAAAGTAATAAAAAAAATCCTAAAAATGATGTTGAATTAATACCTGAAAAAAAGATTCCCACGATTTGTTTAAATATGATTGTAAAAAATGAATCTAAAATTATAACTCGATTATTAGATTCCGTTATAAATATAATTGATTTTTATTGTATATGTGATACTGGATCTACAGATAATACATGTGAAATTATAACTGAATATTTTAAAAATATGAATATGAATGGAAAAAGTATCAATGGAAAAATACTTTATGAACCTTTTATTAATTTTGAATATAATCGAAATTTTGCTTTAGAATCATGTTTAAATATGTCTGATTTTATTTTATTAGCAGATGCTGATATGATTTTAGAAGTAAAAGATTTTGATAAATCAAAGTTAATAAATTATGATGCAGGTCATATTTTACAAGGAAGTGATGATTTTATGTATACAAACATTCGAATAGTAAAAAATACTGGAACTTTCAAATACCTAGGAGTTACACACGAATATTTATCTTTACCAGATAACTGTAAAGTTTTACATTTTGATAAATCTGAGTTATTTTATAGAGATTTTGGAGATGGTGGATCAAAATCAGACAAGTTTGAAAGAGATGTAAAATTGTTAACAGATGGTATAGAAAAAGAACCAACGAATGTTCGATATTATTTTTATTTGGCAAATAGTTATCATGATTTGGGTAAATTTGAAAAAGCTATAGATACATATGAAAAAAGAATTGCACTTGGAGGTTGGAATCAAGAAATTTGGTTTAGTTATTATAGAATTGGCCTATGTTATAAAAATATAAATAAAATAGATAATGCTATTTGTGCATGGATGAATGGATATCAAATTTTACCAGAAAGAATAGAAAATTTATATGAAATCATTAAACATTATAGAATAATATCCAAACATAAATTATGTATGATTTTTTACCAGATAGCTATACAAATCTTAAAATGTAATCATAATAGAAATGATTTTTTATTTCTACACGAGGATGTATATAAATATAAATTACATTATGAATATACCATATTTTCTAATTATATTGGAAATAAAAATATTAATAATGAGGTAATTGAAATACTTAATAATTCAAATTATATAAGTCAAAATTTAATTAATAATTTAAAATTTTATAAATTTATTTTACAACCATCTAATATAATTAATTTTAATAATTATGCAAGGGAAATATACTATAATGATAATATTACCTTATTTTCTTCCTCTTGTTGTTTATTAGAAAATAAAAAGAAAAATGGATACATAATGAATATTCGATATGTAAATTATCATATTACAAAAGAAGGATTATATTTAAATTGTGAAAAAAATATTATTTCTTATAATAAATTTCTTAAATTAACAACTGATTTTCAAACAGAAGATGAAAAGATGTTTAAAAATAAAATTTCTAATAAAAAATATGTTGGAGTAGAGGACGTAAGAATATTCAGTGATGTTGAATCTAATAAAATTTTATTTATTGGATGTGGTTGTCATGAAAACGATAATATTGGAATATTTAATGGAGTATATGCTATTAATAATCAATTTCTTGTTCCAAAAGAAATAAAATGTAGTTTTGCTAGTAATGGTTGTGAAAAAAATTGGGTTTACGTTGACTACAAGGAAAAAACACATGTTATTTATAAGTGGGAACCACTAGTAATTGCAAAAATAAATGAAGAAACAAATATAATTGATTTAGTAGAGAGAAAGAAAATGCCAAAGATTTTTTCCTATATTCGTGGTTCTTCATGTGGCTATAAATTTACTAATAAAAAGAATTTAGATAAAGAAGAGATTTGGTTCATTGTTCATTTGGTTTCTTATGAAACACCTAGAGTTTATTATCATTTGATCGTTGTTTTTAATAAAGATATGGATTTATTAAGGTATACTGCTCCTTTTAAATTTACGGAAGAACCTATTGAATATTCTTTAAGTTTAATAGTTGAAGAAGAAAGAGTATTAATTACCTATAGTGTATGGGATAGAGAGAGTAAAATTGGTATATATAATAGAAATTATATAGATTCATTATTAATTTATAGGGTATAAAGCATTGTTTTAAAAAATAATAAGTTTTTAAAAAATAATAAGTTTTTAAAAAATAATAAATATTTTTAGATATTTATTATTTTATATTCTAAAAGCGTTTATTCAAAAAATCTATTAAGTTTTTTATAACTATCGGGATTAATATTTTTACATAATTTATGCATTTCATTCGGATGAGCACAACCGTCTGACTTAGTGCAAATATATAAACATTCATCCATTTTTTTAACCCATTTTATACATTTTTCGTTTATTATTCTCTGTTCATCGGTTTTAATAAAGGAAACTCTATTATCCATTATAATTTATTTAACAATTATATTTATATTGTTTTAAAATTTAACAATGTTTTATTTTTTTAACAACATCATTTATTTACGTCTTTTACATTTATAAGACTATTTAATCATCTTCAAATGAAAGATTATATCTAGCATTTTCTTCTAATTTTGTCCTTTTTCCTAAAAAAGTAAAATATTTATTTGACAGAGCATATTGTTTAGGTTTTTTATTTCTCAATACCTTTAAGCGAACATTCATAATCATCCCTACTTGCCATATACGCTTATGTGTATATTTTTTATTTTTGTATAATTTTTCTAATTTATTAATAGTATTTTTAACATCTACTACTGTTGTATATTTAATATTTATTGTATCTTTTGGGTTTTTATCAATATATACATCAAATGATTTTTTAGGATTTCCTGGATTAAATAAAAATTGTTTTTTTGTTTTATTTTTAAAATTTTTATTTTTTTTCTTTGTATTGTAATTCATAAAATATAACAATATTTAATTATTGAAACAACGTTTAAAATATAAAAGGTGTAAATTTTTATTTATTTTTAAGAAGAAGGAAGCGGTGAAAGACATAATTTTATCTCTCCAAGACTTGCCACATTATATTTAACAACAAGAGGCAAATCATTTTCCAGATAAACTTCTATTTGAGGACACAAATTAGTGCATTTTATAAAATAACTCAGATTTTTTAGAGAGAATTCTCCTTGAATGATTTTCGAAGAATCTTGTTTCAATACAAATCCCATGCTTCCATCTGATTCGGCACGATGAATTTCGGCTGACGCAAATTGTCCTGAACATTTAAAGATTAATTCATTTCCAACAGATTTTATTTCAAGTTTATCAGATATACAGGATAGATCACGAATGATTTTTTGAAAGTCAGCTGAAGGTAAATTAATAACAGATGAAAATTTCACATCAGGATATTCAAGTTCATCTGGTTCAGGTTCAATTAATCTCAATTTTTGAGTCTTGCATTGTTTAATCTCTCCATTTTCAAATTTTAACGCAAGATGAGATACAATTCCATCAAAATAATCAGCATTTTCAATATAAATGGTTAATGTATCGTCATTATCAATAGAATTAATTAATTTAAATAAATGAAACATATTAACTCCAATAATAATCTTTTCTTTTTTACATTCATAAAATTCAAAATTTTGCGATGCTAAAAAAAGATGAGCTAATATGGTGTGAGATTTATCCATATTAATAATTCTGATACCATCAGGTTGAAAAGAAATATTTGTTTCTAATAATATATCCTTTAATGCTGTCATTAATGTTCGAAAAGGAGCAATTTGAACTGTTTTAATTGTTAATACATTATTTTCAGTAGATATATTATTTGCGTTTTTAGAAGGTTTTTCAATAAAATTAGACATTATAAGTATTTTTTATTTTAATCTTTAAATACTTATGTATTTTAATTCATTTTTAAAAAAATATGAATAATTCAATTAATTATTCATTCAATTAATCCTTTTATTTTTATTTAGGAATTATTAATTATTTTTTCTATTAATTCAAAAATATTTTTCCAGTCGTAATGATCGTTTGACCACTCAACTGTATTTACATCCATAAAAGGTGTTAAATTTATTTTTAAACAGTTTTTATTTTTCTCATATATATATTTTTCTTCTTCTTCTACAAGTAATACCAAAGTGTAATTAATATTTGGATTAATAGCTTTTAATAATTTATCAAATAAATCAACATCATTATAATCAAAATTACAAATAAAATCATTAGTAATATAATATATAAAACATAATTTTTTATCTGATATGATTAATTCTTTTAATCTATTATATCTTCTTTTATATTTATCACAAAAATCTATTAGTCTTGCATTCATTTCTACATCATCACTGTAAGTCATATTAATATCATGATGATACATTAAACATAAATTGTCTTTAACAAAATTTGTAAATGTTATGGTTAAATCATTTTCATGTTTATATAATTCTTTATCTAGTATCATATTTTCTATATTAAATATTGTATCAATACTATTTAAATTTAATATATGTAAAATACATTTAAAATCCGTTCTAGCCCAATCAAAAAATTGTGATGGAGTATCAAAATTTCTATATCTGCGAAGATTAAATGCAACAGGACATTTCCTACCTAATGATATATAATACATATATTGTATTAACATTATTTATTTAACTAAATTAATAATTACTGCATAAGAGTTATAATTTTATACATTTTTATATTTATATATAAATACAAAAATATTAAAAAAATTAAAAATAATTAATTAAAAATAATAAATCGAAAATAGTTAATCAAAAAACAAAAAATAATATTGATCTCAAAGAAGAAAATTTACTATATTTTAAAAAGTTTTATATAAAAAAAAATAATATTTATATTAATATTTATATTTATGTTTTAGTAATTGTTATAATTATATTATATTTTAATAAAATGTATATGTTAATGGTGTAAATTGAGAACATATTTTATCTTCTTCTGTAATCTGAATTGCTGTAGCTTGAATACCAATTTTTCTATGATCAAAATATTTAATATTTTCAATATTAATTTGTATATATTTTTGTTTATCAACACCTATGAAAAGCATTAATTTTTTACTTTTTTTATTTTTGGTCATTCTTGAAGATGCAATAATTCCATTAAAGGAATAAGTGTTTTCTTCTTCATTAAATTGAAAATAACAACCAGGAAAGAATTCATCATTATTTATAATCCAATAACCATATTTTTGTAATTGTTCTTTTGGTGTAAAATTTTCTATTTTTTTCCTACGATTCGATGCATAAATAGAAATATCTTGTTTTTTCAATAAATCTTTTGAGTAATCTATACCTTCTAATTTAGCTTCATAATAATGAACCCATTTTTTATAAGAAGATTGACAATTATTTAAGGTAGACTTCCAAAAATCTTGAGGATAATTTGCTTTCATATATGCTAATTTCCATATTAACTGAGCATAAGAGAAAGCATGAGATTTACAAAACCCATATCTAGATAAATTAGATAATTTTTTCATTATTTCTTTTTGTTTATCCCTAGGATACTTTTCCATAAATTGTTTAAATTCATTAATAACTTTTTTATCCCCTTTTGCAAAAGCACGTCTATATTTATCAGCATTTTCATCGTCAATTTTTAAATATTTACTAATTAAATCTATAGCATCATCGTCAAATATAATATTTTTATCAAAGTCCAATGTATCTACACATTGTCTTGCATCCATTGCTGCTGGTCTAATAATAGCTAAACAAATAGCTAAGTCATTTAAATTTTTAGGTTTAACCTTCATAAAAGCTTTGCGCATTAAAGGTGATTCAGCTAAAATAATTCCAATATTGTTTCCATTTTGTAACATATCAAATGTTTTTTTATCATAACTAAATTCTTCAAAAGGAATTGATTTATATCTATAAGCTTCATAACATTGACTTAATGCCCGACTTGATAATATATCAATCTTAAAATTTTTCTCAGAAGCAATATCGTGTTTATTCATTGTAATTTGTTTTAATGCTTTATTATTAGAATTATTTTTTGATTGTAATAATAAGTTATCTGGTATACCATTTGGATAATAAACAATACCACCACAATGTAAAGAGTAGCATCGAAATGTGTTTTCTAAATCATTTTTATTTTTCATTATTGATTGTCTTGTTTCTCTAGAGAGATTATTTAATTCGGAAACAATATCATATTTTCCAATAAATTTGTGTATACCTGCATTTCTAATTGCTTGTCTTAACGCAGATTTATCATGAAAATAAACATGATTACTAATTCTTGCAACTTTTCCTGGCCAAGTTAATCCTATTTTTAAAAATACTTCATCCCGAAGATTATGTGGAAAATCTAAATCAATATCAGGAAGATTATTTCGATAATCAGTTAAAAATCTTGCAAATTTTATTTTATTTTTTACAGGATCAATATGACTTATACCTAACATATAACAAACAAGGGATGAACCACATGACCCTCTTGTTACATGAGGTATATTTTCTGTCAAATTTAAAATTTGGATAGCTTGAGCCAAATGCGAAATTAAATCTTTTCGTTCCAACATATCTAATTCGTAATTTAATCTATTTTTATAAATTTCTTTATTAGGTATATTACGGACAAATAATTTAATTAATTCTTCCTTATTTTTTGGACATATGGATAAAATTGATTCTTGAATTAATTTATTTTCATTATTATTATTATAATTAATCATATCTAATGTATTAATTTTTACCATTTTATTATTCATTGTATGCAATTTATATTGATAATTCCATGGGAATATATCACTTGGTAAATTTAAATATTGATTTAAGTGATTACATATCATCAATGAACTTTTTGCTCTAACATCAATAACAAGACCATATTTTTTATTTTTATTTTTATCTTGTCTTAAAACACGTCCAATGCACTGTAAAAATACCTTAGGACATCTATTTTCTACTTTATCAAGAAATACACAACCATCTAAATTTTTTATATCGGAACCTTCTCTATGTTTTGCAGCACAAAATAATAATGCTTTTTCATTTATACTATCAAAATCTTTATAGGTAGAATATTCATTTGTATTTTTAGAAATATCAATACAAATTAAATAATCCTTAAATAAAGTTTTACATAATTTTGCCATATCAATACATAATTCAATCATACCACACCAAATAATAATTTTTTTGTAAACCAAGTTACACTGATCAATTTGTTCTTTCATCAAATGAATAATTTCGCTATAATTAAGTATATCATCACATGAAAACCATTTTATTTTTGGAGGAACAATTACATCATCTAGAAAAGCATCATAAATAGAATATGAACTAAGTATATTTTTATATGGTTCAAAACATAGGTTAGGTGTTGCTGAAAATCCAATGCATTTTGGAATAGGATCTTGTCTTAATATATATTCATAAAATTCTCTTGTTGTATTATTAATTATTGTATGGCATTCATCATGAATAATTAAATGAAATGGTAATTTTATTTTTGTATATTTATTACTAGATGTTAAAAATGCACGATTAATAATTAGTAATGCAGGCTTATTCCAGAATTTAGAACTATTTACACTATTATACCAATCAGTTAGTTTAAATTCAGAAAAGTTTAAAATATTGTATTTTTGATAAATAATTTGAAATTCTCTTTCTCTCAAATTAGTAATATTAAATTGCTCTAATAAAATCGATTTTTTTTCACAAATCCATATTATATTATTATTTGGATATTTGTTATAGTATTCTAATATTATATGCATTGCTATCCATGACTTGCCACTTCCAGTTGCATGATAATGAATACCTGATTGAAAATCATTCAATACAGTTTGTTGTATTGCTTTATGTTGATTTGGTCTTAAGGAATGCATGTTTTATAGTTAGGGTGAATTAATAATAAAACTTAAATAATAATCATTTTTATTTAAAAATAAAATAGGTTTAATTATCTAATCATTTGACTTTTTTTTAAACTGATTATAATAACAAAAAACTTTATATATTATTAATAAATTAATATTAATAATATATAAAGTTTTTTTAATATAAACATATTTTTATTAACTAATTACTTATTACTTGTATGGCAACCAAAGATATTACAAATAAAGAAGAATTAATGAAAACATTCCACTATCATTTGGAAATTTTGTATAAAAAATATGAAGGAAATGAATATATGATTCAACGAATTTATAATCATGTAGTAAATTATTTACCAAATACATTAGAAAATGAGTATCAAAATTTTGAAAAACGACAAAAAAGAAATACTTATTTAACGAATGAACAACAATTGTTTATTCAACTATTTTTGAGTAAAAATAAATATTATTATTTACCTATTAACAATTGTTTTTATGAGTATAATGATATAAATTATAAAATAGTAAAAGATGATGAAATTATTCATAATTTATTATCGAATATATCCAAAGAGAGAAAATTAATGGCTTGGAAACATAAAACTAAATTTAATATTCTTAAACAAATAAAAGAGAAGAATTTACTAAGTTCAATACCTGAAACCGATACAATTCAAAATGTATTAAATTTATTATTTCCATCTATTTTTATAAATAAAAATCATGCCAAGTATTTTTTAACTATTATTGGAGATAATATTCTTAAAAAAAATACAAATATAATGTTTATCGTTTCTCCCAAAGTGAAAAGGTTATTATATGAATTAGATTCCATTGGCTATATTTCAATTGGTGTTAATAATATAAGTAGTAATTTTTTAACGAAATATCATGAAAATCATTCTTATGATAATTATCGTTTAATGAAATTCAACGAAAACTTTTCTATTGATTTATGGAAAGATATTTTAAGAAAATTCGGATTAGATATATTTTGTGTATCTACACATTATTCCAATCGTCATAAAAATTCTGATCATTTTATAGATACAAAATCAGATGAAGAATTAAAACATTTTACCTATTACTTAAAAAATACATCTCAATTAGAATTAGTTAATAAATTTTGTGATAAATATTTAATTCCTGTTAATAATACGTTAATTGGAGAAGAAAATGTTACACACAAAATAGAATGGAAAAATATTCATTTTATATGGAAACAATTTTTATCTAATGAATCGATTCCAAATATGATTTATTCTAATGGATTAAAAAATTTATTAAAAGAGAGATATATTTTTGATGAAACAAGTGATTCCTTTACTGGATTAATTAGTAAATATTTGCCAGTAGAAAGTGATTTTATTCAATTCTGGGAAAATACTATTTTAGTAAATCAACAAAATAGTAAATATGATGATAAAGAGAATATAAGTATTGTTCATTTTATAAATGAACTAGAGTTAGATGAATTATGTATGTTATTTAAATGTTGGGTAAAACAAACCGAATCTTTATCTTTATTATCAAACGGAAATATAAGTGAGGAAACAATTTTAAAAATTATGAAACATTTTTATCCAAATATTCATATTGTAGAAGATAAATATATATTAAATATTGAGTGTATGTTATGGAATAAAATTAAAGATATTATGGATTCTTTTATATTTATTAAAAATGAAATAAAGAAAAATTATCAATTAGATTTATTATCTTTTGATGATGCTTATAATTATTACTTTAAATTTTGCAATAATCATTCTCAAAAGTTTATTGTTAATAAACGTTATTTTGAAAAGTTCTTAAAAATACATATTCAAGACCAGATTGTATATGAAAAATTTATAAAAATAAATTGGATTTTTCAATATGGTATAAATAATGAAGAAAAATGTTAAAAATAATATTTTTATATTATATTTTTAAATAATAAATATGGCACCTAAATATTTTTATCCAGGTAATAGAGCAAATATAAAAAAATTATTTAATTATAATTTTACAAATTCTATTTGTAATTGTTCTCAAATTAATGGATTAAATCAAAATAAAAATTTTGTATCTCAAACAAATTCTACCAATATATCCAATTCTCAAAAAAAATCTCAAGTTTTACAAGCATCCTTCGGTGGAAAAATACAATTTGGTAATTCATACCTTTGTCAAAACAAAACAAATATCAATTATCTAGGAAGATTAGAAGGTCAAAATGGAGGAAGTGGTTCAGCAATTAAAAATAATTTTTAAATTATGAAATTATATTTCAATTGCGTTTAAGAACAATTTAGAAAAAACTTTTTTCTCTTATAAATTTATAATGACTCGTTTTACAAAAAGTGCTAATGGAAAATATATGGTAAGTGGAAAATCATATGATATGTTAAGTGGAACACGTGCTCAAGTATGGCATGGAACAGCATATAAAACATCGGGTGGTTTAAATAAAAATGCTTTATTTCAAACAAAAGCTGGAAGAATTGTTTCTAAAGCTAAACATTTTACTGCCAAAAAAGATAATAGATTAGTAAAGGCAGGATATGGAACAAAGAAGGGAAAATTTGGTTATGTTAAATTAACAAAGACCAAATCAAAACGTGGAGGAGCTGCAACTACAACAAGTTCCCCAACATCTACAACAACAGGAACAACTTCTACTTCACCTGCATCTCCTTCAATGAATAGTGCTACAAATAATTTATTAAATTCAATGAAACCAACAGCTCCTTCTATGCCATCTTCTACTATGTCATCTTCTTCTATGCCAACAACATCCATGTCAACCACTTCTACTGCTGCTGCTACTAAAGGTGGATCCAGAAAAAGAAAAGGAAAAGGAAAAGCATCTCGCCGAACAGGAAGAAAATATAAAAGAGGAGGAAATGGAGTAAATTATGCACTATCACCTTCTAGTTATCATGGTCAAGGTCTTGGCACTTCTGGAGTAGATCTTCAATTATTTGCCACTAGTGAAAATTAATAAAATTATTAATTAAAATTATATAAATAACATTTTTATATAAAAATGTTATTTATTTAAAGAAGAATATGAATTAATTTTAAGGCATATATGGTTTTCTTGATTTGCGAACATAGTGTCCTTTTTGATGGAAAACTTTATTTCCTTTTTTGGTTGTAAAATTTTTTCTTCCTTTTCTAGTTTTAGATCTTGTTCCTTTATGATAACTATAAGGACGATGTGTTTTACGCACATAGTGACCTTTTTGATGATAAACTTTGTTTCCTTTTTTGGTTGTAAAATCTAATCTTCCAGGATTAGTTTTTGATGGACTTCCAAACATATAAGACATTATATAATTAGTTGCTAAAATAAAAATAATTTACTTAAATCTTGTGTTTTGATTTTTTCTTTTATTTTTTCTTGTTGTTTTTTTATTTTTATTTTTATTTTTATTATGTCTTATAGTTTTTCGCTTCATCTTTTTATTTTTTTTTGTTTTTTTCTTATTTTTTTTAGTTACAATTTTACCTCCACTTGACGTTTTTTGTTTTTTAAAATTAAAATTTTCTGATTTATTTAAATAATTATCAATATCCATAGGTTCTTGTTGGGATTCATCTTCAATAATATTAGATAATGATCTTTTTCCTAAAATATCACTAGAAATTGAAGGTTGATTTAAGTCACTATTATTATTAAGGTTAGGTTTTTCATATTCTTCAATTATATTAGGGGTAGAAGATGATTTTACTTGAGAAGCTTCTTTTAAACCAAATATTCCATTTTCTTCATCATTTGTATTTACTTCTTCTTCTTTATTGTAATCTTCAATTGTAACGGGAGAAGAGGAATTAATCAATTTAACAGGAAAAGAGGTAGTAAGGGAAGAAGAAGTTAAAATGGGAGAAGAAGTCATAGAACTAGTATTTACAATTTCATTAAAATAATTAACTTGAGATTTTATCATTTCATCATAATTTGTATCTAATAAAATTTTTTCACAAATTTCGGTGGATAAATTAAAAACGTTTTCATTTAGTATATCACTTGATTGTTCATTCGATTGTTTATCTATTGTAATTTTTTGACAAAAATTTTTAAAAATATTTGTTTCTAATACTTTATTTTGATCTAAACTAGGTATAATAAAACCACTATAACTATAACTTAATGAACTAATAAGAGAACTAATCAATGAATAATCTATTTTGTTTATACTATTAAATAAATTTTTATCATTAGCTTTAGATTGAAAAAAAATCTCTCTAATACCTAATCCAATAATATATGAATATAATACATTTACATTATTTTTTTCGGATAATAATTCATTTATGTTATCTTTCATTTTAACTAATAATTGAAAAACATTATAAAACACTTGCTTATCTAATGAATCATTAATATCTTCATTATTAATAGTAGAATATAATGCTTCGTTTATAATATAAATTGGTAATAATGGATGAAAACAAATACTTGTATCACATAATAAATTGGCATCTTGAATTACATCCTCTTTTTCATCTTCGACTGGATATAGAGTTGTAAATTGTATTAAATCATCCATTTTATTAGGGCCTCCTCCTCCTTGTATAACATTTACTGGTTGATTATTTCTTCTTCCTCTTGATATATTAATTACACTTCTAGAAATTTTGGATACATATTTGGTGCATGATGTAATCATTGATAATATAGGTCTAGTAGATTGACTAGGTGTAATTTCAACATTATTTACTTTGGCATTATTAGTTGTTTGATTAGCATTTGAATCATTAACATCCATCTCATTATTTCTCTCATCTATAGAATTAATTAAAGAACTTTGATAATCATTATTCTTTACCAATTGATTAAATGCATTACTTTCACTTACTAAACCAATATAATTTAAATAGGGGTTTGGTTGGATAGGATTGGATGACGAAGATGAATTATTAATAGTAGAATTATTAATTATATAGTTATCAATTAAATCTATTATATTTTTATTGTTTGGATTATTAATTAATGCTTTCATATTTTCTTCACTACGAATACTTTTATCATTATTATCATCAAATCCTAATGCTAATATTACTTCTATACAAAATGCATTTGCAACAGCTTTAAATTTTCGTGTGCTTAAGTCTGATTCATTTAATGTTTTTAATTGATTATATATAGATTTATAATAAGAAACGATAGATTTTTTCAATGGATTAGATAAATTATTTAAAGAATACAAAAATGCATTTCTTGATTGAAGGAATATACTTGATTTATTAGAAGCAATATCTTCATATTTTGTCCATATTCTTTGACTACCTTCTATTTGCCATTTCCAATTTTTAATTAAACGAAGATTTTCATTATCAGCAAAATTATTATTAAAGTTTTTACTTTTGTTATTTAATATGGCAACCATATTTTTTAAACAACTATACATTTTTTCCACATCTAAATAAAAAACTTTATATTTTTCATAACCTCCCAGTAAGTCAATAAAACCATTTAAATCTAATGTTGTATAATTAGGATTTAGTTTAAGTATTCCATTTAATTTTTCTATATCACCTATTATATCATTATATTGGGTTTTCAAATCAGGATACTCACCTTTGGAAAGAATTAATTCAAAACAATTGGAAAAAATATTTTTAGTTTGATTATCAAATGTGTTATTAATTAAATCATTCCAATTTATTGCGTTTTGATTATTATTATTTAATTCATTTAATTTATTCATCAATTCTTGATTTTTATCCGTTATAAAAGTATTGTAATTTTTATTGTATTGTGTATATAGTTCTGATTGAGTAGTAAATATTGGCAATAAATCATTAATTTTATTAATTTTTTCTTTTAACCAACCAAAGTTATTTTCATCATCTATTTTTTGTATTTCTTCTTCATTTAAACCAATCGTTCTATTTTGAATAGTATATATTTTAACAGAATAAGTTTGACCATGTGTATAAATAACATTTATACCATTTAATAGTGCAAAAGCTAATGCAATTCTATCATGAGTAACCAAATAAACAGAATCTATATTTCTTGTAATATTATAATTTGAATCACCTATTTTTTTAAATGCTCTAGATTTATCATTTAATGCAGCACATAATAACACTTGCAACCAATCACCTGATCTTTTTTGTTGAAATGCACAATTCATATAAAAATTATCTTCATTATCATTACTTTTTTTACTACTTTTATTACTAAAAATATCAATAAATTGTTTTAAATAGTTTTTTAATGTTGGGGCACTATTTTTTTTTTTACTATTCGTTAATTCATTTAAAAATTCATTGTAACTTACATTTAAATCAGTTGTATACGAGATACTTCTTCCTTTACCATCTATTTTTAATTCAGATAGATTAAAGTTGTATTTGGTGAAAAATTGATCTAGATAAAGAACATTCTGAATATTTTCATTTTCTTTAGATAATTGATCTAAATTACTTTCATAACTATAATCATAAACGAAGTCAGGAGGGTTATTTGGAACACAAGGAATTAAATTAATTCCATTCTTTTTTTCAAAAATTGGATGATAAACGGATTTTTTAGTAGCAGGATCATTTTCTACCTCGGGTCCATAAATATAATAAACATTTTTTTCTTTTATAGGAGGACCTGTTTTTAATATCTTTAAAAAAGAAACTGCTGCTGCATCAATAACAATTCCTATATTATTATTATTATTGGTATTATCAAAACCAGACTTATCATAAAATTCCTTTGCAGTAATTAATTTATATTTTTTTTTATCACCAGAGTTTTCTTCATCATCTTCATCATCATCCTCATCCTCCTGAAAATTATCATCATCCGATGGTTTTCCAACTCGAAATGCTTTGATATCATAAATATTATTATTAATTGTAGTTAATTTACCTTCATATTTTTTATCATAATCAGTATCTGAAACTTCAACATTAATATCCTTTCCTTTTGATAAATCAAGAATAGCTTTTAAACAATCATCTTCATCTAAAATTGAATTAGAAGGAAATGGTAATCCTGTATTAAAATTGCTCATAATTTTCTCAAATTCTGTTCTTTGAAATTTAAAGTCATGTTTAGCATCCCCAAAAGATAATATTGCAAGAGTTCTATTTAAATTATTTATTGATTGTAAAAATTGATCATTATTTGGAATATTATTATACATATTTGTCGACATAACGATATTTATATATAAATATAATAAAATTATATTTAAATTCAAAAAAATATAACTATGGAATTCAAATTAATAATCCTTTAATTTAATAAAAAATTGATATACTTTTTTATTATAAGGATATCAATAACTTATATATTTTAATAATGAATACTATTTCTATTTCTAATTATTTGCTAAGAGATATTCAACATTTTTATTTAACCAAGGAACAAATTCTCTCTCTTTATTATGATAGAAACAAACATTTATTAGAATATGAAGCTTATGCTGATAAATACTGGTTAGTTAGTGATATACTTTTATATATGAAAAAAACTGCTCATCCTCAAAGAATGAAAACATCTAAATTTTACAATAAAAATATTATTTACACTAATACTATTTTTAATCAAGTTAATTATTTTTGGGCAAAATTAGATGCTTCACAAAGAGAGGACTTTTTATCTATTCGAAAAAAAAAATAAATTAATTTATTTTAATATTCATTTTATTTTATTTTATTTTATTTTATTTTATATTATATTAAATAACAATATTATGTGATACTGTTTTATTTTCTACATATCTTTTTCTTCCTACTAGTCTTCTTCTCTTTCTATTTTTTTTCATATCGTTTTCCCTGTCTTTTTCTGAATAATAATAACATCTAGATTTTACTACTTTATTTTTTATATCATAAACCAAGAATATACGTATTGTTCCTATTCCATGAACATTAATTATTAAAAATACTGATTTACTAAGCACTGTCCCTAAATAACCATTGCTATTAAAAGTGTATTTTCTATAATGAGGTGGATTTAATTGCTTATAAAGGAGAACTTTTATAATATTATCATAAGAAACTTCTGTCATTTTAGTTTTATAGTGATAATTTTTATTTAAAGTGATTTTTTAAAGTGATTTCAATTTTTATTTAAAATAAATAATGCTTTTTTGACTTTAAATAAAAATTGAAAGAATATAAAAGAATAAATGTAATATAATAAACCAAAATGACCTCTAATAAAGAAACTGATACTGAATTGTCCAATAAATATCAACAAAAAACAGATAAACAACATATCTTGGATAATCCAGATACGTATATAGGTTCTGTTGAAGAAGTTGAATCTAATTTATATATATTAAAGGAGCAGGATGGTAATACTAAAATAGTAGAAAAAAACATAAAATATATTCCAGGATTATTTAAATTATTTGATGAAGGTATTGTAAATTGTCGCGATCATGTGATAAGAATGACACAATCAATTTCGGATAAAACCGAAAATGCTTTACCTGTTTCAAACATAGATATTAGTATTCAAGAAGATGGAACTATTATTATGTATAATGATGGAAATGGTATTGATGTTGCTCAGCATCCTGAACATAAAATATGGATACCTGAAATGATTTTTGGTCATTTGAGAACTTCCACGAATTACGATAAAACACAAAAAAAAATTACAGGAGGTAAAAATGGTTTTGGATTTAAATTAGTTTTAATTTGGTCCACTTATGGATCTGTGGAAACAGTAGATCATGTAAGAGGTTTAAAATATTTCCAAGAATTTAAAAATAATTTAGATGAGATTGGTAAACCCTCTATTACTAAATGTAAAACTAAACCTTATACTAAAATTACGTTTAAACCAGATTATAAAAGATTAGGAATAGATGGTTTATCAGAAGATTTTATTGCTCTTCTTAAAAAAAGAGTCTATGATATTTCTGCCATTACAGATAAATCCTTAAAAGTAAAATACAATTCGAATTTGATTCCAATTAAAAATTTTCAAAACTATATTGATTTATATATTGGAAATAAAGATGAATCCAAAAGAGTTTATGAAGAAATGGGAGATCGATGGGAAATTGCCGTTGCTTTATCCCCAACTCACGAGTTTGTTCAAATCTCTTTTGTAAATGGTATTCATACATCTAAAGGTGGTAAGCATGTAGAGTATTTATTAAATCAAATTACTAGAAAATTAGTGGAATATATTGAGAAAAAGAAAAAGGTAAAAGTGAATCCAAATAGTATTAAAGAACAATTGATTTTGTTTTTAAGGTGTGATATTGAAAATCCAGCATTTGATAGTCAAACCAAAGATTATATGAATACTCCTTCCTCTAAGTTTGGTTCTAAATGTGATATATCGGATAAATTTATTGAAAAAATTGCTAAAATGGGAGTTATGGATGCTGCGTGTGCATTAACAGAGGTAAAAGAAAATAAAGCAGCAAAGAAAACAGATGGGACAAAAACCAAAAATATTCGTGGAATTCCAAAATTAATTGATGCTAATTGGGCTGGAACAGAAAGATCAAGTGAATGCATTATTATCTTTTGTGAGGGAGATTCAGCGAAAGCAGGTATTGTTTCCGGCTTATCTTCGGAAGATAGAAATATTATTGGTGTTTATCCAATGAAAGGAAAAATATTGAATGTAAGAGGAGAAAATATAAAAAAAATATCCGAAAACAAAGAAATAGCAGAAATTAAAAAAATACTTGGATTAGAAACCAATAAAGAATATTATTCGATGGAAGATGTTAAAAAACATTTAAGATATGGTCGCGTTTTATTTATGACAGATCAAGATTTAGATGGAAGTCATATAAAAGGATTAGGAATTAATTTATTCCAATCAGAATGGTATGAGTTATCGAAAATTCCTGGTTTTATTGGTTTTATGAATACTCCTATTTTAAAAGCAAGAAAAGGAAGTCAAGAATTAGTATTTTATAATGAAGGTGAATATGAAGAATGGAAAAAGCATAATGATGCAAAAGGTTGGAAAATTAAATATTATAAAGGGTTGGGAACAAGCACTGGTAAAGAATTCCGTGAATATTTTGAAAAGAAAAAAATTGTAGAATTTCATCATACTGGTGCTGCAAGTGATGATTCGATTGATATGGTATTTAACAAGAAAAGAGCAGATGATAGAAAAGAATGGTTAGAGGATTACAGTAGAGAAGCATATTTAAATACGGATAATGCAACTGTTACCTATGAAAATTTCATTAATCAAGAATTTATTCACTTTTCCAAATATGATTGTGATAGAAGCATTCCTAATTTAATGGATGGATTAAAAATTAGTTTACGAAAAATTTTGTATTCCGCTTTTAAAAAGAATTTAACAAATGAGATTAAAGTAGCTCAATTTAGTGGTTATGTTTCAGAACATTCAGGATATCATCATGGTGAGGCAAGTTTAAATGCTGCAATCGTTGGTATGGCACAGAATTTTGTTGGATCCAATAATATTAATTTATTTATGCCAAATGGTCAATTTGGGTCGAGATTGCAAGGAGGAAAAGATAGTGCTTCAGAAAGATATATATTTACTTTATTAAATAAAATAACACGTAAGCTTTTCAACCCATTAGATGATGCAGTTTTGAATTATTTAAATGATGATGGATTAATTGTAGAACCTATCTTTTATGCTCCTATTATTCCAATGATTTTAGTAAATGGTTCCAAAGGAATAGGCACAGGTTTTAGCACAGATATTATGTGTTATAATCCTTTAGAAATAATTGATTATTTAAAAGCAAAATTAACAAATCAAGATTTTTACAATGAATTTCAACCTTATTATGAAGGGTTTCAAGGAACAATATCAAAAATTAATGACAATAAATATTTAATTAAAGGAAAATATGAAAAAATAGGTGTAGATAAAATAAGAGTTACCGAATTACCAGTTGGGCATTGGACAGATGATTTTAAAGAACACTTGGAAAATCTAATTGAACCAGGATCAGATAAAAATGGAAAAAAATTAATATCTGTTATTAAAGATTATGATGATATGAGTAAAGATACAAATGTTGATTTTATTATTACCTTTCAAAAAGGAAAATTAGAAGAATTAGAACTGAATAGCGGCGATTATGATTGCAATGGAATAGAAAAAGTATTAAAATTATATACTACTAATTCTACGACGAATATGCATTTGTTTAATGCAGAAGACAAATTGAAAAAATATGATAAAATAACGGATATTATAGATGATTATATGGAATCTAGATTATCTCTTTATCAAAAAAGAAAATTATATTTAATTGATTCGATTGAAAAAGAGTTAATCTTATTATCTAATAAAGCTAGATATATTAAAGAAAATTTAGATGGAACTATTGATTTAAGGAAAAAGAAAAAAGAGGAAGTTACATTAATGTTGTCTAAAAAAGGATATGATTTGTTAGAAGATGATAAAGATTATAAATATTTAACCAAAATGCCGATGGATAGTGTAACAGAAGAAAATGTGGAGAAGTTGTTTCAAGAAAAAGAAGTAAAAGACAAAGAATTAATTAGTATTAAAAATAAAACTATTCATGAAATGTGGTTACAAGAATTAGAAGAATTAAATGAAGAATATAATGTATATAAAAATGAAAGATATAGATTACAAATGGGAGATTGTGAAACTAAGAAAAAAACAGTTATTAAAACAGGAATTAAAAAAATAATTAAAAATAGTCTGAGTAATGGTTCTACTTCTTCTAAAAAACTAGTGGTAGAAGAAGAATAATGGAATATAGAAAATGGAATATAAAAAATGGAATATAGAATAATGTAATAATTGTAAACATGTAAATAAATGTATATAGTTTATTTTATAATTTTGTAACTTTTTTTGTTTTTTTAAAACCATGGTTTCAATAGTAATTCTTTACTAGCATTTGTTGGTAATACAGGATGAGCAATAGGAACAGGTAAGGTGCTAACGTCATTAATATATTTCATATAACCTTGGGCTTCACCATAGACTTGTGGTATACAATAATTTAAAACTATACTATTTAATTGTTTTACTTGTTGTCCAACATTATTTTGTTGATTAGCAGCATGTTGTAAAAAAATACTTCGCATAATAATTTTTAACGAGTCACAATCTTGAGGGCCTATGGTATATTGGCCATTGGATTTATAATAAACCCCAGATCGAATACCATTTTGTAATATTTCTATATTTTTAAATGAAAAAAAAGCATCTGATAATCGTGTATTATCCCACAAACCTTCTGTTGGATTCCTAAATGTGGTGCATTGATGTGCAGGAATTTTATCATACATTGAAAATAATGCTGAAGTATTAGGAGTCTTAATATCTATTCTTCCATTATTAGATTTCATTTATAATACATATATAGAATATTTATCTAATAATTATTTTATATATTTATTTTATATATCTATGGCATCCTTTCAAAAAATAGTTCTTACAGCTGCAATTATTATTTTAATTATTGCGTTAATTTTCATTGGTGTTTCTTTAATAGGTAAAGCACAAGAGGTTCAATGGCCACCTATTGTTCCTGATTGTCCTGATTATTGGGTAGCACAAGGATCTGGCACAAATTTAACCTGTTCTAATGTAAAAGATTTAGGAATTTGTCGTCCATCTTCAGGAGGTCCACAAACAATGAATTTTGCTGGAAACTCTGCTTTTACAGGTGATAGTGGTGCGTGTGCAAAATATACATGGGCAAATAATTGTAAAGTATCTTGGGATGGCATTACATATGGTGCTAATAATCCATGTAGCACTGCTTAAAATAGTAAATAAATAGTAAATAATAAATAATAATAAAAAATCATAAATCCTATTTGGTTTTTTATTTTTATAACTGTTACTTCGATTAAGTAAAAATCAACATAAAAGAAACTAAATTAATATATAATATGAACGAATTAAATATTAATAAAATGCTCAATAGAGAAGAAAAAGCATTAAATATTAAAGAAATTTTAAAAAGTTTTGAACAAAATAAGAATAATATGTTATTTAAAAAAGGAATTTATATTTATGGAGATCCTGGATCTGGGAAAACTACTTTTATAACCGAGATATTAAAAGAATTAGACTATGATATTATTAAATATGATGCTGGAGATATAAGAAATAAATCGATTATTGATAATATTACGAAACATAATATGTCGGATAAAAATATTATGAGTCTTTTCAATAAAAAAATTAAGAAAATAGCCATTATCATGGATGAAATTGATGGTATGAATAATGGTGATAAAGGAGGAATAAATACACTTATTAAGTTAATACGTCCTAAAAAAACGAAAAAACAAAAACTAGAAGAGGTTACTATGAATCCAATTATTTGTATAGGTAATTACCATATTGATAAAAAAATTAAGGAATTAATGAAAGTTTGTAATACAATTGAACTAAAAACGCCAACTGATATTCAATCATCCAATATTATCACTTCTTTAATTCCAACCATTGATGAAAAAATAAAAAAAAATACTGTCGCTTTTGTGCAGGGAGATTTAAGGAAAATCAATTGTATATATGATATTTATAATAATAAAAAAGAATTATTTCAAACGGATATTTTTAATAATATATTTACCTTAAAATCTTATAATGATGATACTAAAAAAATAACTCAGAAACTTATCAATAATTATTATTCAATAGATGAGCATGCAACCATAATGAATGAAACAGATCGAACGATTGTAGGGTTATTATGGCATGAAAATATTATTGATGTTTTAGGGAAGTATGATAAAAGTATTTCAATTCCTTTTTATTTAAAGCAATTAGAAAATATGAGTTTTGCTGATTATATTGATAGAATTACGTTTCAAAAACAAATATGGCAATTTAATGAAATGAGTTCTTTAATAAAAACTTTTAAAAATAATAAATCTTATCATGAATTTTTTAAGAAAAAACAAAAATTTAATCCAGCAGAGGTAAGATTTACCAAAGTTTTAACCAAGTATTCTACTGAATATAATAATTCTTTATTTATACAAAATTTATGTCAGCAGCTAAATATGGATAAAAAAGATATGTGTGCTTTTTTCTTAGAATCAAAAAATAAATATGATGATAATGAATTACTATCTTTATTTGAAAACTATGAAATAACAAAGTTAGATATAAATAGAATATACCGTTATTTGGAAAAATATACCAAAGAGAATACTACAGAAGAAGAAGTTGATGAAGCTAATAACAATGATAGTGATAGTGATTAGCATTAGGTTTAAATTAAAAAAAATCAAAATCTGATTCTTTCAGTAAATTACCTTTGAATATGTTTGGACTTTGTATCGAGTCTAATAATAAAATATCATCATTAAATAAATAATTATTTTCTTTTACAAATTGGTATTTTTCAAATACATTTTTATCGGATTCTAATATTTTTAATAATTCCTGTTTTTTCTTATTTAATATAATCTTTTTTAATAACTTTTCTTCTGAATCTAAATGAAGTTGTTTTTCCTTTAAATCTATTATTCTTTCATCAACTCCTGCTAATGTTATATTCTTATTTGTATCATTTTTATTTATCATTTGTATATTTGAAAAAGGATCCAATGGAAGAATACTATATAAAATAGTTTTTGAATTTCTAGGAGTTATTAGAATTTTCCAAAAAGTTATAAAAAAAGATAACAGAAACATATACTTATATAAATGTTAATTATAATTATTATTTAACATTTATTCTTTGTATTTTATTTTATTAATATTTAAAATTAAATAGTTTGTATATATTTATTTTGCTTATTATTCCATTTTTCTTTTACAATGTCAGATAAAATTGTATTATGATGTTTCTCAAAACTAGTAGGTGATTCATAAAAATAAGTATATGGACCATTCTTCTGTTTCCCATCACAAAAACTCATCTTGAAAAATAGATTTTCATCTAAAGAACCTACTTTATATTTTAAATAAGTTCCAGTTTCAGCACAACGAATATTGGACCCACAAATACCTGATGAATAAGAAAAAATTTTATTTTTTTTTGTAAATCCTTGTGGATCTTTATAATAAGAAAAAAATTTATGATATCCACGATCAAATTCTCGAAAATTATTTAATTTGTTGTTCATTCTTGAGTCATCATCAACATCATTTGATTCATTTGGGTTATATCTATCATCATAATATTCCATTTGCTTTTGCTATTATATAATTATATTATCATGAATCTTTATATTATTTATTCAATATATAATTCATATCATTTATATTTCAAATAAAATATAAATATTATTATTTATTATTATATAAAATGATTAAATCACGAACTATTGTCAATAAATTATTAAAAAACCGTTCGTTTTCTTATATGAAAACGAATACTCCAAATCCAAAGGATCCATATAATTCGAGTAAAATTATTTTCTTTATAACCATAAGTATTATTTATAAAACTTTTATAGATAATAATTAAATTATTTATTCATATACTATTTATTCATATACTATTTATTCATATACTATTTAATTGTTTTTTGCCAAATCAATTAATCTAATTCTTTCTTTTTCTATTTGGATATTAATTAATTCTTTTATTTTTTTTTCTAGATAAGCTACTTTTTCTTTTAACTCACCATTTTCATTGAGTAAATTAGTTAATATAAAATTCATATCTAATTCTTTATTTCCTTGATTTTTACTTTCTTCACTATATTTACATATCATTTGTTGATAATTCATCATATTACGTTTTTGTTGTTCCATCATCTTTTCTCTCTTTAAATGCATTTCATTTGTCTGTTTAATAACATCAGGTTTATGTTCTGGTCTTCCAGGTTCATAATTTTCTAATAATAAATCTATATCTTTCATAAAAAATTGATGTATATTGTCTTCTTTTATAAAGTCGGTGACTTTTTTTTCAGATATATTTACAAATTGATTTAAATTTTTTGGTTCTAATAATGTTTTTTTATCAAATGAGTTATGATTGTGAGAAAAAACAAGTATTGTCTTCATTGAATCTAACTGAAAAAAAGGCACTGTATAATTCTTCAAAAATTGTTTTTCTTCTGCTAAAGCAGCATTATCATCATACTTTGTTTGCAATAGTAATTCTTTTCTGAAAGCCATAGTTGCTGCAGTAGAATGATTTGGTCCATAAGGTCCAAATTTATACATTTTATCAATGTGTTTAAAATAAATAAACATTTCACTAGAACCAACGCATAACACTTCTGGATGATTTTGTAATGTTTCGACAGCATGACTTACGCGTTCTGGAGGGTAATAATCATCATCATCCATATAAACTATAATATCACCAATCGACTTTTCATGAGCTAAATTTCTTTTTTTACCTAAAACCATTTTTTCATTGTATTTAAAATATTTTACTTGAGGTATATCTTTCAATAAATCTTCGATTTTATCTGTTCCATCATCAATTACTATCCATTCCATTCTATCTTTTGGGTATGTTTGGTTTTCAAAACATTTAATAATAAATGGAATAAATGGTCTTCTATTAAAGGTTGGCATACAAATACTAACAAAAGGAAAAGTTTTTGTATTTTTTGGTTGATTACAAACTAATTTTTTTTTCATTTGATTTATTATTAGTATATTTTTATATTATTATTAACTTAATCATTTTGTTTTAATTTTTTTCCGATATTTTTTATTTCATTCATAAAATGTTTTCCTCCTGATTGACCATAAATTAATCTATATAATAATCCATGATGTGGTAAAGGAGGAATTTTACATATTTTTTTTGCTTGTTCATAAGAAACTAGTTTTGAAACAGCTTCTGGAATTTTAGATTGAAATAGATTTATTGGGAAAAACCCAAAATAAATCAATATTACCGTTAATATTGAAAATAAACCTGATATTGTTCCTAAATGACTAAAACTAGATAATACTACAATGAAAGATATAATGGAAGATATAGAACTTTTATAATATTTAAAAACATCCTGTAATATATTAAAAAAACTTACTACTTTACCATTTATTATGCCTGTATATCCTAATAAAGAAAATAAACACCAATTTAGTGATACACTAGATATTATTGGAAATAAAAAGATAGATAACCAAAAGAGAAAAATAAATATAAGAACTAAAAAAATCCCTATACAATAATTAAATGGTTCAAAAAAAGTGACATCATTCCATTTTGGTTTTCCATCTTGAGAATCATTACTATTTGATTTAAAGAACCAATACATTTGAGAAAACCATAAAAACATTATATAAAAAGTTGTAATGCAAAATATAAGGAGTGAATAACAAAAAGTTAGGGCTGGTCCTATAAAAAAAATCAAGATTTCTGGTATATTATTCAGATAATTAAAAAACATATTTAATGCAGAATAATTAAAACTTATTGCTCCTTCAATAATTGATATGAAATATGCAGTTAAAAAACTAACATTTGATTTTTCTTTAAAATATCGAAGGGTATCAATAAATGCATTCTTTTTGTTATTTTTCTCAAAAGGGAATTCTATTTTTTCAGAAGTAGAAGAAAAAAGATAACTTATAAAAATATTAATAGGAATTTGTTGAATTTCTGGTGTAGGGTTTGAGGTATATGGAAAACAATCCATATTAGTAGGTAAAATATTGGATTGAGCAATCTTACAAGCAAATAAAACAATCGTTCCAATTATGATAGCAATAAATAAAATAAAGAGAGAAGTTAAGATTGATATAATAAAACCAGATAATTTATCAAAGGTATTCGTTTTATTATCTGTGGTAGATTCAGTTTTTTTTTCATCAATATTTGGAGTATCACTTGTAGATGACATTACTATATTAAATTAATATTAAAATTATTTGTATTTATTATAAAAATAATATTGATTTATATTATATATGTTTTCTTCTAAAAACTCATATAATATTTTATTTTTATTCTTATTGTCTTTTTTATTATTAATAGGAATATTTAAATGGATAAATTATTTAACTGAAAATGATTATATTGTAGAAACATTTGATACTTATAATAAAAATAAAAATATAAATCCTCAAATAAGATATTGCCCATGTTCCATTCAATATCCACAATATGAAGAAGATAATATTTTATATACTGAAAATGTAGATCTACCATTAAATACAACTTATAGTTGTAAAAATATGTGTGGACCTAATGGCAGATGTTATAAGACTGGTCAACAATGTTTATCTGATAGTGATTGTCCTGGTTGCCAACCTTATATACCAAAAAGAAATAATAAAAAACCTATAGAAGTAATAGGTTATGATGATGCAGGTAAATTAACTTATAACCAAACACCAACTTATTCTGTATTAACAACAGATATTGGAACACATGCAACTCAATTATTACCTAGTAAAAAGATACCTCCTGTTTCCCCCTATAATGGTGTTAATACATGGAGAGAATATTATGATATGGATAAAAAATATTTTGATAAAAGATATCGTCAAGATAATCCTCCCAATTATCCGAATAATTATACAGTACAACAAAGTTTATCTGGACAATTTGTAGATAAAGGACCATTACCTGCTAATGCTAATTTACGTTCTTAAAAAATGAAAACATTCAAGATTTTCAAAAATTTAAATAGTAATACTTTTTTGAAAATCCAAAAGGTTATTTTCATTTGGATAACCAATTGGATTACATAAAAATGGAATTTCATTTATAATAACATTAGATGGTGTATGAGTATGTCCGTATATCCAACCTTTTATTTTATTTACATTTATTTCAATCAAATCGTCCATATTGCAATAAAACCATTGATTATAGGGTTGCATTTTTGGAGTTTTATATTTTATATCAATCAATGAATTTGATGGCACATGATGTGTTATAACGATACAATTTTCGTTTTTTTGTAATGCATCTTGTAAAAAATCAATACATAACCTATTTAATCTATTATATTGATGATAATCAAAATTAGGAATACTATATATATCATTTATTTCGTAAGATGGATTCGTAATTTTACTCCATAATGTAGTCCCAATAAAACAATAATTATCATAAATTTCGTAATTATTATTTAAAAAACTAATATTATTAAATTGTTGAAAATAATTATTCAAAAATTCATTTGTTTCTTGTATTGTTTTTAATTTATTATAATATTCATGATTTCCTGTAATATAAAATGTTTTTTTGAAATTTTTACTTATAAATTTCATAAAAATATCGTAATTTTGTTGATATGGATTCCCAATGTCTCCTGCTAATATACATATTTCATTGATACCAGAAGGAATTTTTCTAATGAAGTTTTCTATTTTATTTGGTTTAATAAATTCTAAATGTAAATCTGAAAAATATCTCACTTTCATATTATTAAATCTATAATATTTATCTTTATATACAAAATAATTTATATTATTCATCTTTTTCAATGATGACCTCTTTTGCTAATCGTTTTATAATTTTATTTTCACTAGATAAATTATTTCCAGGTCCTCCCATGGATTCCACAATAATTTTATTGTATTCATCACTTTTTAAAGAATCACTATAAATACAATCAGGAAATTTTTCTTTCCATTCTGAAATCATTTTAATATTTTTATCTGTTACATGTTTAATAGCTTTTTTCATTTTAGCTTTTTCTTCATTATCTTTTTCCCATTTATTTTCATCTTTCACATAAATAATCTCTCTTTTAGAATCACTACAATGAACTGGTCTTTTATGAATTTCAAGAGCTTTTAAATTTTTAACAATTATATTGGATATTCCATCTACATAACCTAATTTTCCAACTGTTTCTAAATCACTTAATTGTAATTGAAGAGAATTTACAAAATCCATAATATTCATTGCATCTTTGCATGTTTCATTTAAAAAAACTTGAAGATTAAATGTTTTATTATTACTATTAATAGTATTATTAGAATTTATACAAGTTTGAGTAGTATGAACGTTTTTACACACATCTAATATCATGTTTTTAAAATCAGTATTTTGTTTAATTAAGATGTTTATTATTTCTTTATCAGAAACTTCTTCTTTTGGCATTTTTTGGCATTTTTTCTGATGATACCATAAACTATTGCGCGCTGAATAAGTTTTTTTACAATTGACACAGGAAAAGGTAAGGCATTTTTTTGGTTCTAAAATGTTCAATAATGTTCTATTTAGGTGTTTAGATGTGGTTAGATGAGCAGTATAATTGCTTTTTTTGCTGCATATAAAGTTGCATTTTTCACAAGAAAAAATTTCGGCATTTTTTGGCATTTTTTCTGTTCTATATTATAGAACATAAAAAAATGCTTAAATGAAAATTTTTGTAAAATATATTTTTCAAAAAAATTTATCGTAACATTTCAAAAATTATTTTTTTGGTGACCACATGCTAATTTTTAATTATGCAGTGGAGGAACTTTTTTTCCGAAAGTCTACCCCTACTTTTCAAAAATGGACAAAAAAAATGTCCAAAATCGATTTTCCTTTTTACTTTCTGAGACAAAAATATGTCAAAATGTTCCTCTTTTTCTTTAAGTAGGATTTTTCATTATATATATTATTTTTGAATTATATATATTCTTTTTAAAAGGACTTAAAGATGTGTTTTTCATTTGCCAAAAGAATATGTAGAAAATAATATTAAATATAATTTATAATATTATTTACTTTACCAATGGTAACTTTAATTCATGAAAAATATGTTGAAGAGAGAATTATCTTTCCTGATTTACAAGATCAGATTATAAAATTCGCTTGTTCGGGTCCGTTTAAACGTGTATATGATTCAATTAATAAGAAATTTATTTCTATTATAAATCCTAATTATCAATTATTAAACAATGCAAATCTTTATAAAATAAATAATATACCAACATGGAATTATAATTTTGATAGAAGAAATGGTGTTAAAACGATGAATATATATTTTATTTTACCTTTGAAAATTTCTCAAGAAAATAGATATGATCCAAAATGGAATGTGATAGAAGACAATGTTAAAATAATATTAATGTTAAAATCAAACTATTATCATGATATACATGTTCATCATTGGACAATGAGTTGTGTCATTATAATACCCAACTATTATTATAAAATGACACAAGATTACGTTCATGGCCAACAAAGAATTCATTTATCTACTCCAAAAAATATATTTTTTTGGGAAGGTATATTAAAATTTAATTATGGATATGATATTACTATCTAGATTTTAAGTAGCATACATTAAACCTGCATTTCCACCTATAAAAGTAATTACATTTATTCTCTCTTCAAATAACATTAAATTATAATTATATTGATAAATTCTCCATGTTGGCTTATTAATACCAATTATTTCTCCATTATCTGGATTACAAATAGTTAATACTTGTGCTAATGCATCTACAGGAGGAATAATGGTATTAAATTCGAATTCAATATTATTAAATCTATTCATATTTATTGCTCCAGATGGTTGTAAATCATATGGCGAAGTATGTAAACAAAAATTATAACAATATAATCCTTCTGGTGCATTTCCTGATGTTCTTGTATATTTTTCTATATAATTAAATACACCTGCTGGTTGAATATTCTCTCTATATTGTCCATCTAAAAGGATACCTAAAGAAACTAAAATTTCTTTTACATTTTCTATATTGTAAATACCAGATATATATAATCCTGTTAGATCTCCATTTGGATCTATAAATGGACCTATTGATTCACCATTTTTAAAAACAATAGAACCATCATTTGGTGCGATGACAACATCATTTGGTAAATAATCATAAGGCCAGTTTGTATAATTAGACCATTCATTCCTTAAATTTGCATCACTTCTTTGAAAATAAAACATCCAACTTGTCACTAGTCCCATAGAATCTAATTGAACTTTATTAGCTCCTGTGACATTATAAAATACATTTTCTTGTACTTGTTTAAATAAATATTTTTGTTCATTTTTTGCGAATAGTTTGGTTTCATCATTAGAGAGAAAACAATAAGTGCAATTTAAATTAATATCCGCATTCCAAACACTTCTGGTATCTAAATAAGATGCATTATTTAAATAAACATCCGGAGGAGGTTGTAAGAAACGATACATTTGCATGTAATAAGTATTAAAATTGGGAGCTACAACAGGATAATTATTAACACTATCATAAACATCTCGAATTTGAAATAATTCATTAATTGGTCGAAAAGTAATTGATATAGTTAATTCATTGTATTGTAAAGAAACAAGTGGAAATGCCATTTGACTTTTTAAAGTAAACCATGAATTCAATGGAATATATAATATAGTTCCACGAATAGAGGGTTCTGGACCAGCAGGATTATCTGTATAATAAGCATTAGGATAAGTATTTACTCGAGTCCCAGCATTTCCAGGGTCATTTAAAGTTGCAACATTTCCAATCATTTCATTAAATAATGCAACTTTATCTGCACTAAAATCTCTCTGAACTTGAGATAATAGATACTGACCAGAAAATTCTTGCAATTTTTGATTTCCACAATTAATTGTTATATTGGAAATCATTTGTGCACCAATATTTTTAATCCATTGAAATTCATAGGGAACCCAATTCGATGATGTATCCATCGGTGGAACTATGGGACTCCATATATTAGGCAATGTTACAGATAAATAAGTATCCATTAATAAATCGGCATATCTAGGTATTTTAAAAGTAAAGGTTGATTCTTCTGTTAAACGTAAAGTTTTGTTTCCTTCAAAATCAACTCTAAATTTTTGAAGACCAAAATTCGTATATTTTGCATAAGTTGCCTTCCAAAAAGTTTTGGAAGGATTTCCATTTAATATTATATTTTGTTGTCCTTCTGAAACAAGATTCATTAAACCTCCAGGCATTAATATATTAAAGGATTATTTAATTTTAAATTATATCTAATACAATATACTTTTTATAAAAATAATGTATTTTAAAATAATGTATTTAAAATAAAATAAAGAAATATGGAATTTAGATAATTAATCCTATTTATAAATTTTATAATAAGAATAATTAACAAAAGAATCTTATTATAAAAATAATATATTATATTAGGTATGAATAATAAATCATCCAATGCTTTGGTAAATGCTTATAATTCAATTGCAAATATGAAAGAAGATTTTATCTCTTTTATGATTTTAATTTTTATTTTAATTATTATTATTATCGTTATTGCTTATTTCATTTATTTATCCAAATTACAAGTATCTGAATGTAATTTTATGTCTGATTTGTATGGAACATTAGATGGAAAAATTAGATCTATTAACCAAGGAGATGAACAATGCACTTATAATTTTGATGAATATTATATTAAAACAGCATATAATTCTTGTAGTGGTGGTAGTTATAAAAATGATTTCGTCAATATATGTAATTTAAAAAATCTTTTAAAACAAGGAGTAAGAGGATTAGACTTTGAATTATATTCTATTGGAGATAGCCCTGTTGTTTCTACCTCTACTACTGATAATTATTATATTAAGGAGACCTATAATTATGTTAATTTTGCAGATGTAATGTCTACTATTGAAAATTATGCGTTTTCAGGAGGAACTGCACCGAATCCAACAGATCCTATTATAATTCATTTACGTATAAAAAGTAATAATCAAGCAATGTATACAAATTTGGCAAATATATTTAAAGCTTATGATAATAGAATGTTAGGTAAGGATTATAGTTTTGAAAATTTCGGACATAATATTGGTAATGAACCGTTATTATCGTTTGTAAATAAAATAATATTAATTGTAGATAGAATTAATGGTTCTTTTTTAGATAACAAAGAATTTTTAGAGTATGTAAATTTAACAAGTAATTCTATTTTTATGAGAGGATATTCCTATTATGATATTAAAAATAATCCAGATATAAATGAATTACAACAATATAATAAAAGAGCAATGACAATCGTTTTTCCCGAAAATGGTGATAATCCAGTAAATCCAAGTGGGTATTTAGTAAGAGATACAGGATCACAAATGTTAGCAATGCGTTTTCAATATATAGATAATTTTTTAGAAGAAAATACGTTGTTTTTTGATCAAGGTGGTTATGCTTTTATCTTAAAACCAGAACGATTACGGTATGTTCCAGTTACTATACCAAAACCAACTCCTCAAGATCCTGCTTTGTCTTATCAAACAAGAGATGTAGGCACTGATTATTATAATTTTAAATATTAATTTAACTTTATTTTTCTTATTACAGTTTTTCATTAATTTTCTAATGAATATATATGAAAAATGAATCATGTGATAAATCAATGTCGTTTGATGATTGTGTATTAATTATTTTAAGAACTGCCGTTGATAAAGCTCAAAAAAAAATAGGTAAACAAATCATTAATTCGCCTTCTATTAAAAAAATTATTTCTATAGTAGAAGAGTTCATAAAAAAAAAGAAATTGATCTGTTATGGAGGAACAGCTATTAATAATATTCTGCCAGAAGAAGATCAATTTTATGATAAAGAAGCAGAAATTCCAGATTATGATTTTTTTAGTTATAATGCTTTAAAAGATGCCAAAGAACTAGCTGATATTTACTATAAAAATGGCTTTACTGATGTAGAAGCAAAATCTGGTCAACATTATGGCACTTATAAAGTATTTGTTAATTATATTCCAGTTGCTGATTTAACCAATATTCCTAAAGAAATATTTATTCGCTTAAAAATGGATGCTATTTTGAAAAATGGGATATATTATGCTCCACCTAATTTTTTAAGAATGAATATGTATTTAGAACTTTCTAGACCAGCTGGAGATACGAGTCGATGGGAAAAAGTATTAAAGCGTTTAACATTGTTAAATAAACATTATCCATTAACCAATCTCAATTGCAATCAAGTAGATTTTCAAAGAAATATGGAGAACCCTAGTAATCAAGAAAAGATTTATGAAATAGTGAAAAATACCTTAGTAGATGATGAAGTTGTTTTTTTTGGTGGATATGCAATATCTCTTTATGCAAAATATATGCCAAAGAATCTGGGTAAAAAACTTAAAAAAATAGCAGATTTTGATATATTAGCTTATGATCCAAAAAAAACAGCGGATAAAATTAAAAAACATTTAAATGATAAAGGAATCAAAGATGTAACTATTGTAAAGAGAGAACCAGTTGGTGAAATAATTCCTTTACATTATGAAATAATAGTAGATGAAGATTCAGTTGCTTTTATTTATAAACCAATTGCATGTCATAGTTATAATATATTAAATATCGATGGAAAAAAAGTGAAAATTGCAACCATTGATACAATGTTGAATTTTTACTTGGCTTTTTTATATACCAATAGACCTTATTATAATGAATTCTTTAATAGAATATTGTGTATGGCTAATTTTTTATATGAGGTTCAACAGAAAAATAAATTAGAACAAAAAGGGTTATTAAAACGTTTTAGTATAACTTGCTATGGACATCAAGAGTCTGTTGAAGAAATGCGAGGAGAAAAAGCAGAAAAATACAATGAATTAAAAAAGGATAAAAATAAATCTGAATTTGAAAAATGGTTTTTAAATTACAAACCTGGTTCCACAAAAGATAAAAATAAAGATAATAAACAAGGTAACCAAAAGAATATCTTTCAAAAAAATGATAAAATGAATGATCTGGGAGAAACTAGTGATAATACAAGTAAACAAAGAACTTTGAAAAAGAGGAAAATTGTAAAAACAAAAACAAGGACTACAACAAAAAAGAATACAACTCTAAAAAATACAAAAAAATCAAAGTCATTTAATTTTAATGTATGGAACAACAAAAAAACAAAAAATAAATTATCAATTTATTAAATTAAATTATTATTTTACAGTTAGAAAAATAAAATACTCATTACAATATTATATTTAATAATTACAATTGTATTACCATATATGGTATAGTTTATATTTAGCTAAAATTAATATTTTTTGAATAAAAAAAATAATAATATATAATAAAAATGTCTTGCGATAATTGCGATGATTGCAACGATTGTAAATGCTCCAAACACGGTGAACCAGGTGAAAAAGGTGACAGGGGTGAAAAAGGGGATAAAGGGGATAAAGGTGAAAGAGGAAGTAAAGGCGATAAAGGTGATGCTGGCGATAAAGGTGATAAAGGAAAAAAAGGTGATAAGGGAGATACAGGTGATAAAGGCGAACCGGGAGATAAAGGAGATAAAGGGGAGAAAGGTGATAGAGGTAGTAAAGGAGATACTGGCGATACAGGTGATAAAGGAGACAAAGGCGATAAAGGAGATAAAGGAAATAAAGGTGAGACTGGTTCTCAAGGTAAACAAGGCGAACAAGGCATACCTGGTTTACAGGGAACAAAAGGCGAAAAAGGAGAAAAAGGATGCAAAAGTGATAAGGGTGATAAAGGTGATAAAGGCGACCGAGGATGCAAAGGTGATACTGGACCAGCTGGAGAAAAAGGTCTAACTGGAAACCAAGGACCAACTGGAGATGTGGGACCAGCTGGAGAAAAAGGTCCACCTGGAGACACAGGTCCAGCCGGAGAAAAAGGGCAAGTGGGTGACATAGGACCAGCTGGAGACACAGGTCCAGCCGGAGAAAAAGGGCAAGTGGGTGACACAGGACCAACTGGAGAAAAAGGACCAGCTGGAGAAAAAGGGTTAACTGGTGACATAGGACCAACTGGAGACCAAGGCCCTGCTGGAATAGTATCTGGGATATCTTCAATATTCGCATGGAGTAATATTATTCAAGAAAACATAAATGATACAGTATTTCAATATGTTACATTTGAAAATGGACCTATAGGACCATCAGGTAATGGATGGACAACCTCTATTGAATTTGGATACTTAAATACAACAGATTTTATTGTTCCCTCCAATGGGTATTATTTATTAACTTATAAGTTGGATGTAAGGTCAGGAGGTGGTGTCCCTCCATCAACCTCGACGGATTGTTCAACCGTATTAACTCGAAATGGAAATGAAATTCAAGGGTCGTGCACATTAGTAGAAGCACCTGAAGCTAATCATATTTATACAATATCTAATACAGTATTAACAAATCTTATTGTAGGGGACCAAATATCATTGTTATTTTGGTCAAGTGATCCAAAATCAAAAATAGGAGATCCTTCCTTTGTAAAAGGGTTACTCCCAAATGGACAAATACCATTAGAAGCAACTGCATCTATTGTATTTACACGAATATCTGATTAACTTACATTTTGAAATCCATTAATAATTACAAACAATAATTTTCCAACACTAATACATAAATATCATACATTATTTTTTTTATGATTTTTATTAGAACATGATGATGAATACCAGAAGGTAAAGAATGGTTAAGAATATTTATGATATAAATTGTAATTATGGATGTTTTTTCAATAAAATATTTATTGAAATGATGTGCTTTATTTAACAAAGACCAATCTTCTTTAAAACTACACATTGCAGTATTGGATTGTTTTATAAAAAAACTATGTATATCTAATAATCCATTAAGTATTCGGTGAAAATTATTTTTTTCATTTTTAATATTTAAAATATAAGTTAGTTTATCGTAACCAAATAAATCTAGATAAAGGATTTTTTTATTGGGTTGCGATTTAAAAACAAAAGGATTAATCCCATCCATGTATTTTTTTTTGTAAAGTAAATTACCGTCTATTAAAAATGGAAAAAAAGAAGATTTATATATAGTTTCAAATAAATCATCTACATTTTTATAGGTAGATTTTACTATTTTTTTACCTTTTTTAACATTATAAAATGAAATATATAATTTATTATTCACGAGGTAACAAATATTTTCTGGAATTCGAGATGCCAATATTCTTTTTAAATCATGTATAATAGATAAATTGTGTTTTTCTTTCAGATTTTTTAATACTAATTCATAAAATTCATACATTAAATCTAAACTATCTAACATATAAACAATAGCAGCAATAGCTCCAATACTACAACCAGATATTCTATCGATTTTTATGTATTTTTTATTTTCCATTTCTTTTAAAAAATATAAACTACCTAATAAATAACTACCATTGAATAATCCACCATCCATAATTAAATCAATCGTTGTCGTTGAGGAATAATCAGATGAATTGGCATATTTATCAGGTAAATTTTCAATTAATTTTTTTACGTATTCTTGAATCATAATAGTTAATATATTAATTTAAAATTGTAAAAAAATATAAACGAAATTTACTATTGATTATTACAATAAAATAATTCCTGTCTATATTTATATGAGTAATATAAATTTTGATAAATTATTTCCAAGTAAAGAAAGTTTAGAAAAATACATTGATGATGGAAATGCCCTTGATATTCTAGATAAAGAATCAAATACTTTATTAATCTATGTATGCACACAAATATTACAAAGTGATAATTTTGAATTTTGGAGTAAAGTTGCAATGAAAATGTTAGAATTTACACCTGCACAAATAAATTTAAAATATGCTAATAATGATGGAATAACAGCATTAATTTTAGTTAGTGGAGTTGACAATGAACTTGTAAAAAAAATGTTAAGTTTTGGACCTCGTGAGATAAACTTGAATTCAGTGGAACAAAATAATAAAATGAATGCATTAATGTATTGTTTAACAAAGGAATCAGAAGAAGTTGCATTAGAAATGTTAGATTTGCCTACTATTGAAATTTCTTTACAAAATATTAATAATAATGGATATACTCCTTTAATGATTGCATGCGATGAAGAGTTAGAAGAAGCAGCGTTAACAATGATTGATCACTTTCCTACTGAAAGATTAAATATTTTTCAAAAAAATAATAGTGGTCAAACTGCATTTGACATAGCACTTGATAATAATTTAGTTGATGTTTACAGAGTATTAAATGAAATAATGAATGAACTAGAAAGAAATGACAATTTAATTCCTAGAGATGGAGATAGTGATGAAGAAGAAAAGAAGAAAAATACCTACGCTACAGGTGAAATGCCAATTATACCTAGTTTTCCAGAACAATTAATAAATAATAGTGAAAATGGGTATGATCCTTTTTTATTAGAAGAGAGAAATATAAAAGAATATTTGGATGAAGACAAAGATAATATCGTTATCTTATATGAAGGTAAAAATTATTTACTATCTCGATCTACTATTGAAAGACAGTTAGAAGATGGAACCGTTTTTGAATGTTTACAAGCAGAAGGAGATAAAAGACCACCTAATGTGGTGCAAAATTTACCATTGTTTAATATAAAAATGGTCGGTATTGATATTCCACAAGACAAAATTGGTTTGTGGCCTGAATTTATTTATTTAGATGGAATGACAAATATTATTACTGGTGAAGAACAATATTTTAGTGTTATTCCATTAGTAAATAAAATGTTAATTTCAGTTATTAGTTTGAATGAAACTAAAAAGTGGAAAACTGGTCTAGGTTCAGGATTCGGAGCATTACATTGTCAAAATGGTCAAGGTGGTATGGCAGGAATAATTGTTTCTGCGAAACCCATGGTTGTTGGTGGTAAAAAAAGAAAAACATTGAAAAAAAGAACGTCGAATAAAAAGAAAACCAAAACAAAGAAAACAAATAGAAGGAAAACAATAAAAAAAAGAAGGTTAATGTCGAATAAAAGAAAATAATAAAATGACTAAAAAAAGAAATCTATAAAAAATAACTAGCAATAATCATAATAAATGGAGTAAATGCTCCAAAAAAACACCATAATTCACCAACGTTATAAGAAAATAGGTAATAACTTAAAAAAAGAAAGAAATATACAATGCTAAAACCTACAAGTGAATAAGTAAAATTAGTTAAATAAAATATATTTAATGCTAAACCAATAACATAAAATAAAGGATTTGCATAAGGAATCCATGGCCACAATAAATGTCCATGACTAGTAGATGTAACTAATTTACCAGAATTAGACAACAAAAAATTGCTATACATAAAAATCAAATAAATAAGGTAAAAAACATTTAAAAATGCATAAAAAGTGTTGGTATTTAATATACTTACATTTATTTCTGGTCTATAACAAACATATTTAATTAAATAAAGAATAAGTGGTTGACCAACATTCAATAATGGACCTATTATGGTATTCAAATGATTAAGTCCTATTTTATTTTTTAAATCAATCCAAAAGAAATAGTCCATGAGTTGTATAAGCGCAATAAAAATAAAAAATATACCAAAAACTATATTATCTTTATAATATTTCTTGTTTCCATATTTCATTAACGCATAGGATCCAGATATTCCAATAATAAACGTCAAAAAAGAAACGGATGCATTAAAACACATGTGTTATTATAAATATATTTTTATTATAATAAAATAGGCGAAGAGAGAAAATAAAAGAATACATTATTATTTAAGAAATTTAAAGTGTTTTTTTTAAATAGTTTTATCAAAACTACTAGAAAGTTTTTTAGAATAATTTGAATTATATTGTTTAACTATTTTTTCACAATCAAGAGAATTTAAATTGTTAAATGATTTGTATATTTTTGCTATATTATTTTGTGGATGTAATGTTTCACATGTAATATTATTTACTAATATTGTATCATAATTTTCCATTAATACATTATATAATATTTGACCATCATATTTAATTTTATATATATTATCATATCTTCCAACAAATAATTCTGCTTCAATCATTTTACCATTATAAGCTATTTTATGTTTTTTACTTAAAATAGTGGTTTTTGAAGGTATATCTTTTCCTAATGAATTTTTTTCAAAACAAACTAAACAATCATCTAGTGAGATTGTTTTTGTTATCTCAATTATTTTCTTATTACAAATAGTGTGAATATTAGGAACAATTGTTTCAATAGGTATATCTCCTTGATCCGTTTTTATTGGTGTTCCTGCTGGGAAACAAATATTAGAAATTAAATTGCTTAACGGTTTAATTTGATAGGATAACATCATTGTGTTTAAATCACTATGTGCTAAATAATGACAGTGGACTACCCCTCCAATATTTGGTAAATATGGTGAATCCGTTGTATCTAAACTAGAATAAAACACCCATTTAAGAGCAAATGATATAGATTGTTGTGGACCAATTTGATATATGTCTCTGCTAAATATGTTTGTTAAACCAGGAATTGTATTAGAACCTGGTGTATTTGGAATATTATTAATTAAACTTAATTTTTGATAAGAAAACCCTGACGTCATGTGCATATGTAAAGGATGTGAATCTGCTGGGTCAGCATTTAAATATGTCCAAATTTCACTGGAAGAATACTGGACAGTAAATGAATCTAAATTTTCATTATCAAATCCAGTATATAATCCAATATTTGATTGTAATGGTCCAATAATTAGTTCTGCATTACGTCTAGGACATAAAATACCAATAGGCTTGCTATCAATATTAGTTGCATAATAAGGATAAAATGTTTGAATATAATTATCATAAACATTATATAACATATATTCATCACATGGACTATCTGTTGAGCAACATGGCCCTGAATTTTCTAGTGGAGGAGTTAAATTTAATCTGCCAGTCATGCATTTACCCATAAGTTGTAATAAAGACCAACGACCAGTAATTTTTATGTAATAATTAGTATTATTTTTTATCTTAATAACTGCAGTTTTGATATATTGAGTTGTTCCATTTAGTAACATGACCCCATACGGAAAAAAAGACCAATCAAATGTTAGTATATTCGATGCTAAAAATATTTTTTCATTTGATGTAATATTTATTCCTGCTAAAGCGTTATTTAAATAATCTACCCATTCTTGTATATTTAAATTTACTATTCTAGGTGTTTCTTGTAAAGTTATGGAAAAACTAAATATTGGTGGAGAAGAAGAAATTGAATTATAAGAAATATCATTTTGAAAACATTCTATAATAAAATTATCATTGGATATTCCAGCAATATTAATATATTGGTCATCTGTTTTTACTACTCTAAAATTTGATGTGGGTAATATATTTGGTTTATAATTATTAGGTGATTTGATATATTCATTTATAGCATAATTTATATCTAGCTGATTTGAATTCCATAAATCTGAATAAATACGTCTCGCTAGAGTGCAAAATTCTGTTAGACCATAAAAATTAACAGTACCATCTTTACCTACAAGGTATTTATTACCTGTATCGCTATTTGTATTGTTATAATTCGTTTCAGACAACATTACTACATTACGATTGGGAGTGTCTGTTGTTACGTCGGGGATATTGTAATAATAGTCTGGATTTAAACTTTTTAGGTAATCATTCGTATCTGTTGGCGGAATACCATTTTTAAAAATAATATTATTTATTATTGACAGTATAGCGTTCATAGACATGTCATTTATTTCAGAATTATTGTTAAGATATAAAAAAGGACGTTTAGAATATGTATTTGGAATCGGACTAAACCCATATGTTAGTGATGTGTTTACCTGATTTATTAAAGATACATGAGGATATGTAAGTTTAGAGTTATATGATTGTTGATTGGACGTATTAATAGGGTCCGTAATTGGACTTGGGTATGGTGTAGATGACGTGTTACTAAAATCAGGAATGACAAAGGATGAATCGCTATTATTATCAACTATTTCTGTTAAATCAAAATCATAAAAGAATAAAAAGGCATTTTTCATATCAGTTAAATCTACAAGAATGGAAATTCGACCTCCAATTGGTATAAATTGTATATTTGTGTATACAGGTTGACAAATACCTTGATCTGTTTGAATAACATAAAAATTAACGAGATTATTATTACTATCACACAGACCTAAATAAAGAACACGCCAATTTGAGTTAGGATTTAAAAAGTCTATTTTTACAATATTGTTAGTGGTATTTTGAGACAATATCGTTGAATAAGGAACGGATAATGATGGATCTGTATACCATTGAACTGTAGATAATCCATTTATTACAGTAAAACAAGACCTATTTACAAAAGTCGGTATATTTTGTAATACTTGACACCCACTACTATCAAAATCCATATCTTGACAAGATAATACAAAATAATTTTTTCCATATACGAATTGATCATTAAGAGGTTCACTAATTGTATCAGTTATAACTACAATTCCTGCAATTCCAGCATATGCTAACTGTGCAGAACGAAATGGAGGATGACTATGATACCATAATAAAGAAGAGTTATTTTGAATAACTGGAAATTGACAATTAACACTTGTTCCAAGAGTAGTGTTTTCACCAAAAATTTCAAATGAAGATACACCATCCAAATTTCCCATGACATCGAGTCCATGAAAGTGTATATTAGTAGTAAAATTAGTGTTATTTACAAAATTTATGAATGGTCTAATACCTTTTTTAAAAAGTAAAGCAGGTAGTCCAAAACTACTATACGTTATTAATTCATCATTAATATAAAAATTACTGCCAAATATAGGTTGTGTTGGGTAATTCATACCACTTGGTGAAGAATCAGGAGGATAAAAAGAATGAGTTGTATTCACAATTTCTATTTTTACTTTATCATTTATAGAAAGTTTTGAAAAATCATGAAGATTTAAAATTGGTAAATCTAACATTGTATATTATTATACTAAAATAAAATAATATAATATTATTTACGTGACATATAGGTTGAGTTGGATAATTCATACCACTTGATGAAGAATGATGAGGATAAAAAGAATGAGTTGTATTAATAATTTCTATTTTAATTTTAAAATGTAATGATAATTTTGAAAAATCGTTAAGATATAAATTTGCTAAATCAATCATTATATAATATTATTTTAAAACAAAATAATATTGTATCAATAAGCAATTTATATAAAAAATTTTATGAATTATTATATTAACAATAACTTTTTAGAATTTATCAAATTGTTTGGTGGCTTTATTTAATAAATAAAAAGAGGAACCAAACAATACACTTTTGAATATAAATCCATTTATATTCATATTTCCCTCTTTAGAAAAAAGCATTGGTAAATGATTAAACAATAGTTTTGTGAAAAAAGGCAATTGAAATAAAAAATATAATACTGACATTAATAATGGTATTTGTAATTCAGCATAAACTTCATCTAAAGAAGAATAATTGTTTTTATTATAGTTTTGCATTACGTTTTGAATTGGGTCATTGTTTTTTATATAATCAGGTTGATGATTATTAGGAATATAATTTTGTTGAACATATGGATCTTGTGTTAAATTATTTGTGTTTTGTGGTATATCTCTAGATGGTAATAAAGTGGCTCCGGTAGCACTTGCTTGTTGTAAACCATTGACAATTTGATTAATAGTAGATGGATCTAAACTAACTTGATTATTATTTATTGTATTATTACTTATGTTTAAATTATCAGTATTATTTAAAGGTATATTATTTAAAGACATATTATTAACAGGAATATTATTCGAAATATTTCCGCCTGCCATAGGATCAATAGGTAAATCCAGAATACTTGTAGTTGTTGTAGTATTGTTATCCATAATAATATAAAAGAATGATTGATTATATTATTTACGCAAAATTAATAATTTTTTTATTTGGATCACATTTCGAAGGAGTAGCAACATATTTATAACATTTATTTTCATACCTAAATATTTTATCTTGTATATTTTCTAAAGGTGGTGCATTAAAAATAATACAGTTTTTTTCTTTACATACAGTTCTAAATAGAGATGCTAAGCCTAAACCTAATAAAATAGACATAATATTTTTACCTGTTTCAGTGTGAACAAATTTTCCAAAATTAACCATATTCTTTATAGTATAATCTAATATAAAATAAAAAAGAATTAAATAAAACTTTACTCTTATTATGCTTGAATAGGAATTTGACTTATTTCTGATTCATTAGTAGGACATTTTACTTCCGTAGGTATAAAATAAAAACAATTATCTGCTTTATCCTTAAATAACATTTTTTCTACATTATCCGGGCTAGGATAAATATATACAACTTTCATATCTGGTCCCATTATGTAAGTAAAAAATAATCCTATCACTAAACTAATAAAAAATACTGGAAATGAGATATAATTTAATAACATTTTTATAATAAATATATATTTTAAAAATATTATATATATTCCAATTTAATATCGAGAGAAACCAACTTCTTTTCCAACAACTAATCCTAGCGCATTCAATAATAATTTATTTTGATTATTATCATTTTTAGATTTAAAAGATAAAATAGTAGTTTTTTGAAATTCAGGTAGATTATTAAAAATTTTATTATATACATCAACTCCAAAATCATATTGATTATTATCTATAATATTAGGAGGTATAATCAAATTAGGAGCATTTACAAATTCTCTCGATTTTCTATTTTTTTTATCATCTACAAAAGCATTCATAGTTGCTTCTAACCACTCTTTGTCTGTTTTTAATGCATTTTTATATTTAAAATTTAAACTATTCCATATAGTTTCATACATCGAGTTAGGCCATGAAATGTTTCCATCAGAATCGTATGTTGGTTTCAAACTTGGTTCTACTTCTTTTGTTGATAAAGGAGGAGGTATAACATCTTTATCAGAAGAAGAAGAATTAGAATTAGAGGAACTTTCCACAATTAATAAAGGTTTTTTATTTTTTCTTGTTACCGTTGCTGTATTTATATTGGAAGTTTTTCTATTTTTTCGCGTATTATTAGATTTAACTCCAATATCTAGTGAAATAATAGATGGTTCAAAAATTATATACTCTTTATCAAAATTACTAATTTTTTCTTGTATTAAATGATAAGAATTATCACTTTCATAAAATTCAACTCTATTATTTGTATATTTCAAATTCATAACTTCATTTAATTTTGGCATTAATTGATTTATATATATTTCAACCGCATCTTTCACAAATGGAAGATCATTCGTTTTATTAAATTGAATAATTAAATCTTTTATATTTTGTATAATAATATATGCTTCTACTTGAATTTTTTTATATTTATCTATCTTTTCCTTATTATCGGTTACATTTAAATAACTTTCCAAGTAAAAGGCTAATAACGTGTTAATCTCTGTAATTTTTTCTTTAAATAAATCAAAATTTTCCAACGCTTTTTCTGTGGTTATATAACCAAATAATAATTTATTTTTATCAATAATAATTTTATTTTTATAATCATTATTTTCATTTTCATATTCTTTTATAATTTCTGGTAAAGACTCAAAAACTCCTAGATTTAATTTAATATCTAAATTACATGGATTTACTAAATCACCACACTTTCCATTTAATATTCTAAACCCATCTTCTTCATTATATTTACAATAAAATAAAGTCCCAACTGGTCTATTGCAATTAATACATTTTGGTTTAAATTGTTGAAATTCCATTTTTTTTTCTTTTAAACTTAATTGATTGTTATTTCTTATTTTTACTTTTTCTTTTTGAATAGAGGTTTCATATTTTGTTTTTAATTTATAATAATTATTTAATTCTTCTCCAAATGTAGACATTATATATAATTTATTATTATAAAATTATTTTTTTGTTTATGGTTTCAAACTCATTATCCCATTGTGGTAACCCAGTAATTAATTCATTATGAGCAATTCTTTTAGCCTGTTGAAATTGTTTTATTTTGGATAAAATATATTTTTGTTTTTCTTTTTCTTTTTCTATTTTTTCTGCTGGTGTAAGACGTCCCTTGTATTTGAATAAAAGGATACCTCCTAAAAGTAATAAAAAAAACAAAAATAATCCCAAATTGAACATTACATTATAATATTTATTTTTTATAATATTACATTGTTTTAGAGTTTCATTTAAAAAATATTTTACTCCTGGTTCAATTAATACAGGTTTAGTAAACTCATTTAAATTCATAATAAATAGTTTTATTAAACTAAAATAATTTATACACAATATCTATATGGCAGCTTCTATTAATTCTTATATAAACATAATTACTTTTTTATTAACAACTCTTTTTTATTATCTGGCTTTAAAACCTACTATAACTTATGCTGATATAACCAATCCAGAAAAATTCAAATCTTATAGTCAAAATAATTATATATTTTTAGCTATTTATATGTTTTCCGTTATTATCATTCAATTTATAGTAAATGCATCTATCATTTCAGCTAATTGTGGAGGAAGTATAAAAGAAAATATTGGTGCATCAGGATTATTAACTTTTATACCTTGGACATTGATATTTGGTGCAGTAATTTTGGTATTATCTATGTATCCTGGATTTAAAAGTGCATTTTCTGACGTAGTAGGTTATTTTTACGTTTCCGGAAGTGCCAATAGTTTATTAACTGAATTATTAATTAATAGAAGTGTAGAAGATAATTTAGATGATAATACAAGTAGTCAACAAAGAAAGAAATTAGAAGATGCTGCAGATGCAATTGTTAAAATATGTGGGAATACATCAATATTAATTAATCAAATGGTTCCATCTAATTTTGCCGAATATTGGAATGTATTAAAACCTTTAATGAAACCTCAATATCAACATGATAATCCTGAATCTATTGCATTAAGAAATGAATTATTTGATGTTGTAACTACGAGAGATAATGTTGGTGAAGCAATGTGGTTTGTATATACTGGAATATTATTATGTTCTATAGTCCAATTAAAAATAAATACAAGAGGATGCACAAGTAGTTCTGAAACAATGGAACGTAATTATAAATCTTTCTTGGAAAAAGAAAGTAAGAATGAAATAACACAAAAACAATTATTAGATACTAATTATGTGATTACAAATTAATGAATTATTAATATACAAATAATAGTATATAAATATTAATAAAAAAGTAATTTATGATTTATTTACCAAATAATTTTGGATGAGCTGTATAATATAAGACAATCAAATAACATAAAATTCCTAAAACAACTGATAATAACCATATTGGTAGAATAGTTTTATTTTTATATCCAACTCCGAAATTTCTTATACTTCCATTTGTATTATATAAAAAGGATGGTTTAATTAATTGAATGATGGAAAAAAGAAAAACAAATAATAAAATAGCTACAGTAGTTACATTTTCTTGAATAAAGTTTCGGAACATTGTATATATAATTATAAACAAAATTATAATTATATTTTATGGTATTTATGAAAAGTTAATAGTATTCTTCTTCCAAATATTCTTGAGAATATTCATCTAAATCATAATTTCCATCCGTATAATCTTCATTCATATTACTCATATCATATGCATCTTTTTCTATGTCCGCTTCAACCTCTAACTCTTCTATATAATCATCCATATATTGATCTACATTTTCCTCTACTACATTGGTATTTTTTCTTATTTTATTTTCATATTGCATCATTTTTTCCATAAAATGTTGTTCTTCATCATAATTTTCTTTGACATAATTGGTTAATCCTTTTTGTAATCCTTTACTCCATACTCCTAATTTATTTATTTTTAATATAGTGTCAGCATTTCTCTCTTCATCTGTTAGGTCTTTTAATCTATCTGTTATCATATCTTTTTCTACTTCTTTTGTTTTGAATACTCTATCCACGATTTTATCGTAAGAAACATCTACTACATCTTTATGTTTATCCATTATTTGTATATAAGCAATTAATAATTCCGTTACTTTTTGTTTTAATTCTTTTTTATTTCCTTTTAATAAAATTACATCGGATTGACTTCTTTCAGAAATATCTACATCTACTCTAGTTTGTTTTTCTTCAATGTAATCTGTTGAAAAAATATCTGATATTTCTTCTTTTCTAGTAACTTGATTTACAATCATATTATTATCATCAGATAAATCCATATAATTTATAAAAACTCTTAATAAATAATATTCAAATAATAATTGACTTGTTCTTTCATCAAAAACAGGTTTTAATTCTTTTTCTTTATATTTTATAGATGAAAAACTAGGGGTTTCTTTTGATAATAACAGTAAATTTCGTGATGAATATTGAATAGCAGTTAATATATTATATAAGGATGGTTTATCATAAAAACTTCTTATTTTTTCGTAATATTCACCAATCATTTTTTTTACGTCATTAGAGTGTCTCTTTGATAAACCCCAATAATTTGGAATATATACATTTTGATAATCTACCTTGTTTAAAATAATATTTGGAAAAGTTATCACCATATCTTGTATAAATATTTTGAAATAATTTACAATATTATATAATGAATCACTTGAAATTTTCTTATCCTCTTGACGAATAAAATTCTCTGAAACCCAATCTGATATATTGGTAATAAATTTAGAACAATTTTTAAAAACACTTTTACTTATTGATGATCCAGCATTTTTTTTCAAATAATCAATAATATCTGTTTTCATAGATGTAGTATTTTTAATTAAAAAATTATTTAAATCACGAGTTTCTTTTGTAATATCATTGGTTGCAATATTAAAAGTATCTAAAGTATTAGAAATTAATTTACGCAAAGATGGTTCTACGATATCATCATTTTCACTTTCAATAGTTTCTATTACATCCATAAATTTTCTCACTGATGAAATTAAAGGGGAATCAATATTTATATTAATAATATTTTGACGACTCACAATTTGTATTAATCTTAAAAAAGATTCATAACTATAATTTCGTCCATCATTTTTTAATTTTCGAATTATTTCTTCCATTGAATCATTTTCATTAATAAAATCTGGTTTACTTGTGCATAAAGGAATTAAATCTTCGTTTACTGGAAGTAAAGATTTGAAATGACAATAATAAATAAATGCTAAAAAAATGGTTTTTTCATTAAATTCTTGACTCAAAATAGGATATATATTTTTTGTATTAATAAGACTTAAATAAATACCTGCCTCCGTATATGCAATTACATCAGCCATAATATTCGTTAGTTTTTGAACAATATTATTAAAATCAATTATATTGCCATCTTCTTGTGCAAAATATTCAATAACTGAAACCGTAAATGTATCATTACAACAGGCATTTTCAATATATGGTTCACTATTTGCTTTGTTTAACAAAAGTTGTTTTTTCTTCAACACATTTTGAATAGATTCTTGAATAGCGAGAGAAAACATAATTATTTTAGAATCGATAATTAAAAGTTTTTCAAGTTGATTGGGAGATCCATTTCTTAAATCATTCAGTAAACTTTTCTCGAATTCTTTAGATATATTAGATAGATTTTTTATTTTAAAAGGAACTAATGGTGGTAAAAATTGTTTCCAATTTAAAATATCATGTTCAGTAGGTATTTCAGGTTCGGGATTCGTTAATAAGTATTCGGTTTTTTCATCTATCTTTCTTTTTACTTCTGGCAGATTTAATAAATATTTATCAATACTGTCTTTAATCTTAGAAGCAATAGTTGCTTCTTTGGTTTTTGATAATACATACCATGGTTCACTTATACTTCTTATTTTATATGCAACACATGCAAGATATTGAATACTACTTGTATCTCCCATTCCTTCAAATGGATAACCTTCAAAGGATCGAATACAACCAGGAAATGTTCTTCTTGTTCGAACGGTTGGAATATTTGTTTGAACAGCAATTAAATACATACCAAAAGTATAATATAGTAAAAGTGTATTATATAGATCTCTAAAAGAAGGTATATTCTTTCCTTTATTAGACATATCTTTTATTTGTTTTTTATAATCTGTTTCATTCGGTAGAGTTTCTTTCATAACAGTTAAAACACCATTAATAATAAATTCTTTTTGATTTTCAATACTTATTCCCATCGAATTTGATAAAGCATTGATAATATTTTTTATTGTTTTCATTTCTATTGTTTCAACTTTTACTGGTTTAACGGAACCAAATATCAATTTATCTCCTTCATCTTGTTCCATGATATCTCTAGAAGAAATTTTAAATCCTTCATCATATCCTTCTTCCACATCAAAATCTATTTTTTTGATGGTATATCCACTATATTTATCTACCCAAAAATCTCCATCATCACTTAAAGCACCAATTTGTTTAATTAATAAATCAACGACCTCATTATAAGTATCATAAGAATTAGATTTAGAATATTTATCAAAAGTATTTAAATATGCACAAGCTAATGTATACAAAAAAGTAGGTAATAATTTTATATTTGTTTTTATACAATATAACCAATGAAGGGTCTCTGGTTCTCCTAGTGGTCCTATAGCATGTGTAAATGCTTCTCTCGTAAAATTTTTCACAAATCTTATTATATCACTATTTTTTTTCACAATATCGTTTTGACCAAGTATCATATCTCTTATTTTTGAAAATGGAGAAGTAATAATTATTTTATTCTCTTCATCCATTATTATTCCAATCCTATATTTTTGATTATTATACTTCCACATTTCTTCTTTTTTCAATGATAGGAGAGAATCCATCGTATCTAAAAAATAATCAAATTTTTCTTTTTGTTCCTTTTCAAATTCTTGTTTAGATACATTGTATTTATTATCAAACTCATTCATCACTTTTTGTAATGCATTTTCTTGTATTTGTAACTCATTTATTTGTATACTTTCACATTTTTCTTTTACATTATCTTGAATACTGATACATTTTTCTTGTAAATTACATAAAACACTATTATCTTTTGTTATTAGTTTTTTATCAATACTATCATCTAATTGCCATGAATTATTACTTCGAACGTAATATGTGAAGATTTCATTATTATTTGCTCCAATACTTAATAAAATTGCATATTGACCATTTAAAACTCTTTTATATCCATTAATTAAACTATCTGCCAAATATTCAGCATCTTCTTCAGAAATTTGAAGTTTATTTTTCAGCTTTTCTGTTAAAAATATAATAAAATTATCAGGACTCATATTTATCATTTCTTTTTCATAAGAATCCAATATACTATAATTTGTATCATCGTATTTTTTATCAAAATAAATATCTCTATTATTATCAGCTTCTAATTCTTGAATATTACTATATATTTTCGAAAGGATAATATTTTTACATGGATCTTTTTTATCTTCATTATGTAAATAACCATTTATTTCCTGTTTTTCATCTGAAAAAATAGACGTAAATTCACTTGGATACATTAATGGTAAACTTTCAATTGTGATGGCACTAGTAAATAATTTACCTGCATCCTGAACCATTATTTTTCTAAGAAGCTCTGAATTATCATACTTATTATTATCTTGTATATCATAGGATTCTAAAACATTATCACGTATATTATTGTTATTGGTTAATAAAGAAATTAAAGAATAAATATCTTTTTTAATATTTTTATCATTTCTAACTCTTCTTAAAGAAGAAAAAATTTTAGCTCTCTCAGCAAAATTCTTATTAAATTCAGATATTTTTTCATTGATAAATCTGGTTATGTCTATGTATTGCATATATGTTAAATTATCAGTATATATCAAAAAAGGTTCCAAATAACGAACTACATCAACAATAGATAATTTTCCAGTAATATATTTTTTCATTAAATTAAAAATAATTTTTATTTTTGGCACAATGATTTGAATAAATTCTTTATATAATTCATCATTGGTAAACCCCATTTTATCTTGATCGGATAAACTTAATACATAAGTTTTTATATTATTAACAAAATTTGTTTCATTATAATCAATATTATCATTTAAATTATCAATAATAATAGTATTCACATTGGTTTTCTTTTTCAATAATTGCCAATAATTAATAAAAACATTGTTTAAATTTGCGCGATCCATAATAGAAGTTTCATGTAAATTGATTCTGGAAAACCGAATAACTGGTTCAGGTAATGTTAAAAAAGATTTAATAGATAAAACATCAGGGTTTGTTAATTTTACTCGTTGAGTAATCATACGATTATTTGTAATACTTGTTGCATCTAATTTATTCAGTCCCAAATTATATTTTTGTGTTACGAATCTCCTGGTTCGTATAGATTCTTGTTGAACAATAGATGAATAAAAATCACCTAGATTATCAACAATAGTATTTATATTTGCTCCTACCTTTTTTTCATATATAATATCATTTGTATATTCTTCATTTACATAATCAAATGGTGTAAAATAAGGATTTAATTCATTAAATAATGCAGTATATTTGTTTTGATTTTCAGGTAAACTATTCGCTTTATAACTATTAATAATATTTTCCAAATTTTTTGTATCCTCAAAAATATTTATTGTTTCAATATCTTGATAATTACTATGATTAGGTATATTATATACTTTTTTTACATTTTTTACAATAGGTAATATCCATAATAAATTCTCACCGAAATCTGTAAAATATTTTATTAATGGTTTATAATCTGCTTCATTTACTAATATACCTTGAATATTACCATATTCATCAAATAAAGAAAATTTCTCTCTTAATTGTTTAAATCTTTCGATCATTGTATGAATATTATTTAATACCTTTAATGTTCTTTGAGAATTAGGTATGGTAGATAATAATTCATCAAGTAAATCACTTGTTTGTGTTTCAATACTATATCGTTGACTTTTTATATCTACATCTACAAATTGTCTTATGGAACCTAGATTTTCATTTCCGAATTTTATTTGATCACCTTTTAATATAAATTCTCGTATTTGATTTTTAACATCTTCCACTGGTAAAGTCACCTTGATTTTTTGTTCTATAAAAGGTGATTGTTCTTCCTTTTCTAATTCTTCTATAGCTATTTCTTCTTGTGAAATATCTTGTTCTTGTTCTTGTTGTTGATCTATTGGAATTGGATTCATCTCAGGTTTCCCACGAATTTCAATAGATTTAATTGGTATCTCTTCAGGTATTCCTTTATAATCAAAATTTATATAGATTACATCTCCTTCAGGAAAAGTTTTTATTTCAATCATATCTTCTTCTAAATTGGTTATCTTACCAGTTAATATAGTTGGAATATCTCCATCAAAATAAATATTAATCCATGTTTCTGGTAAAAGTCCATTTTGTTTTGCATATCCAGGATATTCACTTCTACTTAATAATAGGATCTTCGTTATACTACCATTACCTAATACACCATTTTCATGTATTTTTAAAGATAGGGTAGATAAATCTTCTACATTAATTAAATTTATTTTTTGAGAATCAATATAGTCAATAATAAATGTGTTTTCATTAAGTATTTCATTAGGAGGATCTATAATTTTAATTACATCTCCTAATTGAAGTTCAATAATGGTTTCATTGTTTATTTCAGTAACATAATTAGAATTTTCTTTTTGGTCAGATGAGTTGGATGACATTTGTTTCTATATTTATGAAAGAAATTTTTATACTTAAGTAAAAATCAAAACAAAATATAGTTTAAAGACTTGAGTCTATTTTATTATATTATTTATATGTCCCATATAAATTGTTCTATTTCTTTATCAGCCGTAGAAGGTTTTAATGAATTAAAAAATACTAATGAAGAGAAGACAAAAATTCTTAAATTAAATAAAATAAATGTGGAATCATCGAATCAAACCTATAAAATAATTCGGTATGATAAAAATATATTAAATATTGATTTAATACCGACTTATGGACTATTTAGATCTGTTATTTTGAATAATAATAATGATGTAGTTTGTTTTGCACCACCTAAAAGTATACCTGCTGATATATTTATGAAAAAATATCCTGTTAAAAATGAAAACTTGATTGCACAAGAATTTGTGGAAGGAACCATGATAAATGTATTTTGGAATCCAACTTTTGGTTTAACAGGTGGTTGGGAAATTGCAACTCGTAATGTAGTTGGTGCAGAGACGTGTTTCTATCTTGATAATACAAGTAAAAGTTTTAGAACTTTATTTTTAGAAGCTGCAAAAGAATGTAATTTAATTATAGAACACTTAAATGAAGAATTTTGCTATAGTTTTGTCTTGCAACATCCTGAAAATAGAATTGTGGTTCCACTAGTTAAAAAAAATATATATTTGATTGGAATTTATAGAATAATAAATATAGATAAAAATAATGTAGTTATATATCCTTTTTCTGTAAAAGAAATACATACCTATGACTGGAGTAAAACAACAATATCGTTTCCAAAGATTTATGTGTGGGAAAATTATAGTGATTTAATTGAAACCTATGCATCAATGAACAGTAATTATGATATACAAGGAGTAGTTATTTATAATGTTGATAATTATGTAAGAACCAAAATTAGAAATCCTGTATACGAACAAGTGAAACAACTAAGAGGTAATCAGCCTAAATTACAATATCAATATTTATGTCTTAGAAGTAAAGGAGAGGTATGCAATTTTTTAAAATTTTATCCTGAAAATAAAAAAAAATTCTCTACATTTCGTGATCAAGTCCATTTATTTACAAATACCTTATTTCAAAATTATATATCTTGTTTTATTAAAAAAGAAAAACCATTATTAGAATTTCCAGATCAATATAGAAATCATATGTTTAAAATACATGAAATGTATAGAAATGAATTAAAAGAAAAAAAATTGTATGTAAATAATAGTGTCGTAATAAAATATGTGAATCAATTACATCCTACTTTAATAATGTATTCATTGAATTTTCATATGAGAAAAAGAAAAATGTATGACAAATCAATTCAGTTAAATAATATATAAATAGATTTTTTAATTTATTAAATAAAATCTATCTATCTAGGTGATATAAAATAAATGTTCCTTCTTTAATAAAAAAATCTTTATTTTTATGAAAAAATCTTGGAATTATCCATGAAAAGCCCAAATTATTTTTTTTTAATAATAATATTTTATTTATATTATCTGTATCAAAACTTTCTAATGACCAATTACAAAGTTGTAATTGAGATAAATTTATACATTTAAAGTCATGATGTAATATTAAATAATTTAAATAAATTATATGATCAAAATGTAGCCAATTCATATTATTATAAGAGAATTTACTAAAAAAATCACATAAATGCTCTCTTTTATATACTGGTAAATCAGACCACCAATAATATAAAGTATAATTATTAGTTATATTTGCTAGTTTTATAACTTCAGAATTATTATTACAAATAATATTTGCGCTAGTTTTAGTTATGTTAATTAATCCATGATCATTTGAATTTCCACCATAAAATAATTTATTATTGAATATTTTTTCTATTTTATTTATAACATTCTTTTTATTAAAGTTTTCTATTACTATATCAATTTCGGCATCTAATACAATAAAATAATCATATTTTTTATTATATTTTAATTTATCTAATGCATAAAATTTTTTATAACTAACAATTGAATTTGATTGTGTATTTATTGGTAATAAAATAGGTATAATTTTGTCTTTATAGTTAAAGCAGTTATAATCATGCTCATTGGAAAAAATTAAAATAATATCTATATTGTTAATTTTATTTAGTAAATTATATATAAAATGATAGTGTTTTGGGTGAATAGGAATAATTAATGCAACATTATCTATTAAATCCATTTTATATATACCTAATATTTTTTATTCTTCTAACTATTTAATCCTTATATGGTAACAAAAAAATAAGTTTAAAGTTTATTTTTTCTGTTATTATAAATAAAAATTATATAAATAGTAAATAGTATGTATTTTCAATTAAATATTAATATACATAATATAAAATAAATATTTTTTCTAATTTTTTTCTAATTTTAAGAATTCTTTTTGTAATTTTTGAAATATTTGAATACTATCAGATAAACATTCTTTTAAATTTTGTTTTATAACTAACTTATCACTTAGTTCTTTATAAGCAACTCGAATAATACTATAAGTATCATGAGGATGCATTTTTTTAAAACCACAATAAGATACTGTTTTGATTCCTTCGAAAAATTTCGAATAAAACATGTATTCAATTATTTTTCCTATGGTATAATCCTCGTTATCTAGTATTATATCAAAACTGTTTTCCATGGTAGTAGGAGATTTTTTTATTTCTAATTCATCTGTATCAACTATAGTAGATAAATGATCTAATATATTTATCAATATACTACAAGATTTGTTTACAATTTCAAAATTAGAATATACACCAATAGTTTCAATCTTAAAATCAAAACTATCTTTTTTCGTAATTCGCATACCATCTAGTAATTTCCAATTTTTGGATTCAAATTCTATTTCTTCTTTATTCAGTCCATCTTCTTTCCATTTTTGTATTTTTTTAGATAATTCTGATTCGATTCTTACATCATCTGGAGTATATCCATAAGCGCAAGTTGAAACTACACTATACATACCATTCTCTTTGGCAGTTCCTATGGAAAAGGCGCAATTTAAATGTAATTTCTCACCTGGCAATTCTTCTGAAATTTTTGGTCTCAATCTAACAAAATCAATATAATAACCAGTAAAATCATTAGGAGGAAATATTTCTTTTGTATCCTTATCACTTAAATAATCATTTTTTAACACATTTTTAATTTTAAAATCAGCTGTTGTTACATATAATAAAGTATCTGTATTATTATCCACATTAACTTCCATTTGATAATTAGATAAAGGAACGTTTTCATAATCCTTTATATAAATAGGAATACTACTTAGTCTTTGTTTGATTATCTCATTATTTAAACGACTTGTATTTACAAAAATATTTGCTTTATTTTCTTCATATGGTGTTGTTTTAAAAATGACTGTAGGTATATCTGCTAAAATAGTTCTTCGAATAGCATTAGCCAAACTAACATTTATATTGGATAAAGTAAATAATAGAGCTGAATTTTCTTCTACGAGGTTTTCAATATGAGGATTCATTGTATTTATTAATACTATATATTTAATATAGTATTATTAAATCATTTTTTTTTAAAATGAGTTAAATATTTAATTCCATTAACTTATTATATATTAATGTCTTCCATACTTTATTATAGTAATTTTTGTGAACACTCAAAAAAACTATTACAAACAATTCCAAAGTCTAATTTATCTAATGAAATTCATTTTATATGTATAGACAAAAGAACCAAAGATGTTAATGGCAAAATTTTTATTATTTTAGAAAATGGACAAAAAATAATTATGCCTGAAAATGTAAATAGAGTTCCAGCACTTCTTTTATTAAATGATGGATATAAAGTTCTTTATGGGGAATCCATTTTACAATTTTTAAAACCAAAACAAGAAATGAATGTTAAACAAGCTACTCAAAATAATTTAGAACCAATGTCTTTTTCATTTTCAGGTGGTTTTGGAAACGTTGTTTCTGATCAATATAGTTTTTTAGATATGGATCACGAAGCATTATCTGCAAAAGGGAATGGTGGTGTAAGACAAATGCATAATTATGTTGATTTGAATTATAGTGATCAAATAAATACTCCGAATGATGATGTTCAATATAAAAATGCTAATAAATTACCTGAGGGACTTACAGTTGAACAATTACAACAACAGAGAGAACAAGAATTTAAAAATATTAGTCATCAACCAAAACCACAAGGTTTTTAAAAAGACATATAATACAGAAATACTTATATATTAAATATTCTTATAAAAATGAATTTAAAAATAATTATTTTAATGTATTTATTATGTCCAACGCAAATTTATTATCGGCTTTTAATGATCATTTTATGGAATTTATCACTGATATACAAAATGTTTTCCCAGATGATCATGACATTTTGATAGCGAAAAATTCATTATTAGCTATTAGAAAAGCGAATCCTAAAATGATTATTAAAATATGGAATAAATTTATTGTTGGTAAATACAAGGATAAGATAGAAGCAGGTGATATAAGTTTTTTTATAAATAAAGATTATTCTGAAGATTTACAAAATGCAGATAATTCAGATAAAATTATTCAATCCATTGATCGTCTTAGAGAACCGATTAAATTAATGAGTGTAGAAAATCAGGATAAATCAATGAAATATATACAAAATTTAACCAAACTATCTTTTATCTATGAAAATAGTTAAATTGAATAGAATTGATTTCATTTTAGAGCAATGCGTATTTTAAATGCCGAATTAGAGAAAAATTACTTTTGTTAATATTTATTTTTTATATAATATATATATACAAAATATGAAAAAATCTGTAAAAGAAAATAAAAGGAAAAATTCATTTACAAAAAGAAATAAAAAATCTAAGTCTAGAACCCTAAAAAATACAAACAAAATACAAAAAGGTGGTGCTATTTATTCAATTGGTGAAATTGAAAAACAAAATGGTTATGTTAAAAGTAAAACTATAAGTGATAATTTTAATGTTTTATCAAATAACATAGAAACAAATCAATCTTTACCAGTTTTACATATTACAAATTTAGAAAACGCGTTTACTTATCCAAATAAAGACCCAAATTTTACTTATCATAGTTTATTTATATCCTATATTGATAATAACATAAATGACTTAGATGTTATAAAATGGACCATTAATAAATTTTTAAATGATTTATTAATAAAGATAAATAATAAAAATAATGTAAATAATGAAAATAAAGTAGTATATAAAATAAATGATTTAAAAATAAATGATTTTAAATTTGAATTTAATTTAGATAAAAAAGCAATTATGTTAAGTGGAAATGTCTATATAACAAATATTAAAAAACTTAACAATCAAATAGATACCAAATTAAACAATAGTTTAAATGAAGATGTTAATAACTATGTTAAAGGTTTTATTTAATAAATAGACATATATAATACGCGTTGCTCTATTAAATATATATTATATAAAATTATAAATATATTAAATAAAATAAAATTGAAATACTTTTTTGATTATGTTTAAAATTAAACAATAAAATTATTTAATCCATTTAATATTTAAGACTAAAAACGAAATAGATAATTGATTTGATTATTATGGCGTGTATTAATAATATTTATGTGGTTGGCAATAAATATATTGGAAAAAAAAATATTATTAATAGTATTATTTCTGGTAAACTAATTCATGACTCTTTTCCAATTCTAAATAATAATTCATCCATTATATCCATTAATGATCAATTTTATTCTTATCAAAATAAAAAATTATATTGTTTTCATAGATTATTTTATAAATTAATGAAAAAAGATAAAAATAT